TTATTCCTCCCTGGCCAACCTGAAGCGCCGCGCAATCTCTGCGCCATGCTCCCGGTCACGCATCACTACCGCCTGACGTACCGCATTGGTCTGCGCCTGCATGCCAATATCAATCGGTGGAACCCGCCCGCCCATCAGCGCGGAGATATTGCGCTGCCCTACCCCGCTCAGCTTGAGTGTCTGCATGATTTCAGTTCGGCTCATGCCGGCTGCTTCTGCGGATCGAACAAGTCTGCCCATTTCGACAAATGCCTGCTGGTACTGAGCGTTTGCCGACTCCTTCGCCTCCCGAATATCTCCCTCTGACACCTCGTTACTGCTGCGCAGCGTGCGCGTCAGGGTTTTCTTCGCATTGGTTAGGCCATCTGTGAAGTCGAATGACCGGTAGTAAAGCCCGGTTTGCGTGTCCAGCGTGGACGCGCGCCAGCCAAGCAGGCTGACCAGTTCGTCACGCATAATGTAGGGCTGCCCGCTGCCTTCGCGGCGCGCTTCACTGCCGGCAAGCCATAGGCGTTCACCGTTGCTCACAAAGCCTGGCTGCAAAGCCTTGCGCATGTGGTTGGCAATATCCTGCAGCTGGTCAACGCTGCCGGCGTCCGGGTTGAACACCGCGCCGCCTGTAGGTTTCTTGTTGGCCAACACCTCAAAGATGGCGCCAGCGGTAATGTCGGCACCAAAAAACGGCGACAGCAGATCGCTAAGCCCACTGGCCGCTGCCTTTTCCCACGGCTGGTCACGCATCATCGCCGTGAGTGGCCGCTTCCAATAACCGTAGGGGTCAAGGAAGCTCAAGTCGAAGTAGCGCAACTTGCCGTCGGCATCGCGGCCCGTGTAGAGGAACGTCGAGTTCTTCGACCACGGCGCAGCCAGGTCGCGCAGCGCTTCTTCCTCATCGTCACCCACGCCAGCAGCAGCAGCGGTCAGTGCAGCCAGGGCGTAGAAGCCTCCCGATACCAGCGCAATGCCCGCGGCACGCTTGCGGCCAATGACGCGCAGGCCTGGGTTGTCGCTCTTCAGGTCAGTCGCGGTGATCTGCAGCATGTTGACGCTGGTGCGAATAATCTCGGACGGGAAGCTGACGAACGTACCCGCCAGCGGGAACCGACGCAGCCACTGCACCGCCTTGCCGATCATCGAGTAGGTTGGGTAAGTGTCGCGGATACGCTTGGCCGCCATCACTTCCGCTTCAGCCAGTGGGATACCTGCCTTCAGCAGCCCGACCTTCTCATTCTCAAAACCGATGATCTTCCAGAAGTCGTCACCGAACGAATAGAAGCCTTGGGCAAACTGGTTGGCCTTGCGCAGCCACTTCAGGCCGGTACCGCTTTTGCTGCTCAGCAGTTCGTCCATGCGCGCATCCTGCAGCAGCGCCATCATTTCCCCGGCGTATGGCGTGTCGTACACCACGCCGAGCTGCTTGAGCTTACGCAGGTAGGTCAGGTCATCGCCGGTTGCGGTCTGCGTCACCTGCTCGCGCAGCGCGGCCCAGCTCTTCTTCATCTGCGTCATGTCGAAGTGACCATTGGCCAAGCTGAAGAACATCGCCGACTGCCAGTTACGCATGGCGGTGGTCGGCGACAGGATGGTCTTGCCGTACTTCACCATGCCGTTCAGGCGTACAACGGTGCGGTACAGGTCGCTCATCTGCTCTTTGCCCAAGGCATCTTGGAAGGCCTGCGCCACTTCAGGGAAGGTCCACAGGCCGTTGAGCGGCGCGTAGGTTTCCGACTTATCGCCGGCAATCTGCGTGGTCGCATCGGCTGGGCGATTCTTGCCCTCGAACAAGATGGTGCCCATGCCAAACGACAGCACCCGATCAAGGAAGCGCTGGTTCCACACCAGGCGGCCCATCTTGGTCGCCGACTTGGCGAAGTTCAGGCGCGGGTCAAGGTACTCGCCCAGCAGTGCGCGTATCTCCGGGGCAATTTCCTTGCGCTTAATCAGCACGGTCAGGTCTTTGGCGCCCAGCTTGCCCTCGGCGATGAATGCCCCCATCGAGTCGTAGGCCGTGCCGTTCTTGAGCATTTCATTCACAGTCACGTCAGCCAGGCGCGCGGCCTCGGCGGCGGTTTCGCCCTGGCTCACATAGCCTGAAATCAGGTAGGCACGCGCAGCATTAACCACCTCGGTCGGCACCGTCTTGAACCACTTAGGATCGTCGAACGCCTGATAGGAGCGGTTGACGTAAGCGCCCAGGTTGCCGGTGATCTTGTCGATCAACGCCTGGTCGGCGCCGTCCATGTTGGCCTCTACCTGCGCCTGCAAGATACTCAGGTACTCACCCGACAGGCTGTCGATGTATTGGCGCATGGCCACAATGGCCACCTTGGTCGACTCAGGGATGCTTGGATCAACGCGCCCAGCCAAGGCCTCTGCCAGTAGCTTCATCTGCGCCGGGGTCAGGCTCTCAATATCCACGCCGTAGTCAGCCTTGACCGCCTTGCTCAACGTGCTGGACAGGTGGCGCACGTCAAACTCAACCGCCTGGAACTCGCTGTCCCGGGTGATTTTTTCGTTAAACACCGCTTCAGGCAGCAGGCCGCCCGGGGCGAACTGGCGCGCGAATACCTTCTTGGCCTTGGCCCATAGGGTGCTGTCATCCTCACGCAGGCGGCGGTTCTCGGCGGCGAACGGGTCGTTACGGTCCAGCGGCGCGGGGCCGGTGGCGCGGTCGAACAGCTCGCGGGCGCTGCGGCGGAAACGAATGTCGCCGCTCCACTCGTCAAACTCACCGTTGTTATCGGTGGCCGACTTCACCTGCGTGTTGCTGAAGGCAATCCAAGTGTCGGTGCCTTCCAGGTTGATACCGTCATAGCCTTCGCGCTCCAGCTTGGCCCGGAAGGCCACCGCCTCACCCGGCGAATCAATGGCTTGAGACTCGGCAACGCTCATCAGGTACGGGTTGCGGATCGCGGCGTACAGTTGCATCACGCGGGCATAGCCAGGCTGGCCATCGCTGGCCTTGTTGGCGTAGGCCTGGGCAGTGTCGCGGTCGCCGGTTAAGAAGATGCCCAGCGGCGCCGTGCTGTGTCGGGTGCTGCTGCCGCTGCGGCCCTGATCGAACACGGTGAAGTCTTCGCCCGTGCCGTGGTACAGAATCTTTGGCTCACCCTGGTTGTTGACGACCTTGGATGCGCCAAACCAGCTCTTGAACGCGGCCGTAGCAATGCCCGCCGCACGCTTGAAGCGTGCCGGGGTGTCACCCGCCCGAACAAACCTAGCAGTCAAGCCGCGCCCGCTTGGCTTGCGCATTGATGCCTCCCTCATACGCTTGAGCAGCAGCGCAATATCTGCGTCAGTGCCTTTCGCCAGATTGGGGAACCCGTAAGTGCGCAGCCATTCGCGTACCGCCCCAAAGTACGCGCGGATCGCCGCCTTGGCACGCTCGGTCAGGCCAACAGTAGCGGCCTTGCCCTGCAGGTGCGCCAGCAGCTCGTCAGCCAGGTATCCAGCACTCGCGCGCGGGTTCATGCCTTCGGCTGTTTTCAGGTACAGGCTCAGGTCAAGGCCATTCTTCGCAGCCAAACGCTTAATCCCAGCCACGCCGCCAATGGCTGCAAACACCTCGCGCAGCGCCGCATCAACAGATACAGCGTCACCGCCGTACATTGCGCGAATGCCGTAATGTCCTTGCCCTTCGTGGGCCAGCGCATCCAGAATGACCGTCTCCACATCAGTTTCGCGCGCAAAGGCACTGGTCACGACATGGACTTTCCCACGGTAATAGACGGCGTGTACCTGGCCCTTGGCGCCATCCTTCTCGGCCTGATTGCTTATCGCTGGTTCTGCCGCAAACAGCGCCGCCTCGCTGCGGTAAATCTGGATAGGAACCCCGAGCCCGAGTTTGGCCCCGATGCGTTCAATGATGACTTTTGCTGCATCATGCTCAAAGATGGCACCTGCCGTTCCGGGTACGCCAAGCCCACGCCGACTGAATAGTGCGACGTTGCCATCTTCCGTTTCGCGGGTTTGGATCACCCCTACCAGCTTGTCAAAACTCCGATTGATTGCCTTGCGTTCCTCGCCTGCTGGAAACGGCCGCTTCCAACCCCACGGCGTAGGGATTGCGACATTTTCCGGGCCGAAGTTCAGGAAAGGGCTGCTGCCGTCAGCCTCTGCAATTTTGTCTTCTACATAACCCTGGAACGCTCTGGCTGCCATTTCGTGCGGAGTAGTCCAGTAGTCGGTGCCTCGCCCCTGGTCCAGCTCTTTGGCGTCCATGGCAAACTGGGTAGGAACCTTCTTGACCTTTTCCTCCCCGCTCTGCGCATCAGCAAGCATCTTCAGGCGAGACGAGTACGCGCTCATACTCTGGCGTAATCGGTCGAGTACTCCACTGGTTTCTGCGTTAAACCCAGTACGGCCACGCACAGCCTTGTAGATTTCGCTCATCTTCTCCAAGGCATCGTTGGTCCAGCGCATGCTGGTTAGAACGGAGCGTGACTTGCCAGGGTTCGCGCGCAGCTCGGTACTTAGCGCTTTGCCATCCCGCACAAGCTGGGCAACGGTATCGAACTCGGCTAGCTGCTCAGCACTGGCCGGTTTGTTATTGCGCTTCCAGTACCTTGGATCTTTCTGCTCAGCCAGATCACGGCGGATTTCATCAAGGCGGTCTGTCAGCTCCTTACGTGAGCGCCCCACAAACTCATCAACGCGGACCGTATCCTCAACATAGGTTTCGCCCTTGCTGAACATGGTTTTCATCAGGTCGGTGTAGGCATCGCGCAACACCTCACGCACACCCGAGTTGTGACGTAAAAAACCAGAGCTCGCCGCATCACTCTCGAAGTTGCTCGCAATTTTCAGCGCACGCGTACCGTCCTTGTCCATCGCCCACTCGGAAGAGGACTTGCCATCCTGGCGTGCAAAGTAGTGATCGAGCGCATGGAACCACTCATGCGCCAGCGAGCCGGCGCCGTTCAGCTTGGTCAGGTTGATAACCACCTTGCCGGGCTCATAGTGTGCTCGAGCACCGCTCAGGCCTTGCCCGCGCGCACCGAATGCCAGTGCCAGGTCACCATTCAAGCTGATAGCGCGCGGCGGGATACCCATCACTTCAGCCAGATCCATCAGGCCATCGTAGGCATCATCCAGAAGCTGCTGACGTTCTTCCTGATTGTTCCAATTACCGAACTCCACACCACGGAACCCAAAGGCTTCGGTAAATGCACTGTCCTTCACCGGGCCAGTGCGACGCTCAGCACCTTGGCGCAGAGTGCTATCAGGCCGCGGCAAGTCAGCCTCACCGAACGTGGTGTTGGTTTCGATGATTGCCTCGGCGTTCTTCGCCATGTACTCCATCCCGGCTTCTCTGGATGGGAACACCTGATCGACAACCTTAACGCGCTTGCGGTCCGTAACATCCCGCCAGATTTCAAAGCCGGTGCCGTCACCATCGCGAACAGACAGAACGCGATGCTTCTGCGCTACCGCAATTACCGGCAGCATTTGCACGGCTTCTTCTTCAGTCGCGTAGTTACCACGCAGCTGCTTCGGCTGTTTCTTCCAGTCGAGTTTGCGCTTGTCGCTAATCACCCAGCGGCCAGCCTCTCCAGGCGCGGTACTGGTGACCACCTGAGTGATTTCGTAGCGGCGCTGCCATGCTGGGCGACTGTCCGTTCCCTTAGCGGCTTTCCTCTTGCCTGGGGTAGACGTGTCTTTTCTCGCACCGCCGATTTTCTCGCCAAAGTCCTCGACCTTGGCTGTAGGCGTGGCTTGGGGTTTGGTTTTTTCTGGTTTGGTCGCAGCGACTTTTCGCGGATCAGGCTCAGCTGTAGGCGTCTGTTTTGGCTGGGCTGGAATGACGTTCTTGGCTGACACGTCAGGCTTGCCACCCAGCTCGGTCAGGCTCGGCTGGCTGTCGAACATGCCGGATTGCCCGGACAGGCTGTCGTCGGCGTTTACCCCAAGGGTGAAGTTGTCGGCCTGCGCTTCGCTCTGCGCTTTGATCTGCGCCTGCTCGTCGGCCTTGCGCTGCTTCTCGTCGGCCTCGGCCTGGGCCTTTTCCTCAGCCTTAATGCGCGCCTTGTTGGCGGCATCGGCAGCGGCAAGCTCTTCTTCGGTCTGCTGGTTTAGCTGGAAGGTTTCAGCTTGTGCATCTGCTCCAGCACTTGCTTGCTCGCTGTCGTTAGCGGCTGCTGCTGGCCCGCTTGCTTCAATAGCTGCTGACCCTGCTGGCTGCCCAGTAGGTTGCGCACTGCCTGGCTGACCTTCGGCGGCTCCATTCGACTCTCCCAGTAATTCTTGGCGGTTACGGCGCGGGACTGCGCCAAACATATCGGCTTCGGCCTTTGAGGCTTCAGCATAGAAGGTATCAGCGATGGCTGACAGCTCTTCGCCAATGCGCTTGCCCGAACGGCTGTTGGCCGCAAACAGGTCAATAAAGTAAGTGGCTTCAGGGTTACGCTCAATGTCGAGCTGCTGCGCGTAGGCGGCAAGCGTCTGCCCGTTGCGCGTAGCGTTTACAGCTGCCTGCGCGGCTTCGACCACCAGGCCGCGAATATCCCACTGGCCCTGGCCTTTTAGGCGTGCCATTTTCGAGGCGGCAGCCAACAAGCCTGCCAGCACAGTGCGCGCCTCGGGGTCGGTGGCCTGAGCCTGAAGGCGCACAAGCTCATCGCTCTCATACGCGCTGGCAAATACAGCAGACGCCGCACGCTCATGCGCCTGACGGCTGGGGCGACCGCCATCCAACAAGGCGCCGCGCTCAGCTTCAGGCATGGCCTGAATAAACTGGCGCACGGTGGCTTCGCTGATTTCGCCGTTGTCGTCAAATACCATGCTGCCGGCGTCAATCCGCTTGGCGTCGTTTCGTGCTTGCTCTCCGGCAGACAGCGCCGACACGGTGGCGGTGTTCGACTCGTCGCCAATGTCCTGGGTGATCTGGCCCTGCGGCATGATCCTTACCAGCACCGGGTTGCGCATGCCTTTAATGGCGGCCGGGCTGATGCCATGCCCGCCTGCATCGGCTTCCAGTTCGCGGCGGTACTCGCCGGCCGTGCCTTGGGTGTAGGCGTGGCTAATACCGGTCACGCGGCCGTTGCCGGCGATTGCGCGGCTCTTGCCCGGGGCGCCGCTCTCATAGTCGGCATTCTGGCTACCGTTAATGTCGTGGCTAGGTAGCAGGTCGGCGGCCTCGATCACAGCGTACTGCGCGTTGATCTTGCGCCCGCTGGCCGTGCTCACCACTTCGGCACGGCCCTTACGGTTGGCAGGCACGCTTGCGCCAGGCTCAACCACCGGGGCACCGTTGGCGAAGTCGCGGGAAATGCTCACGCGCTGGTAATCCGGCTTGGCGGCAATGCCGCGCATTTGCGTAATGCTAGCCGGGGTCGAGCGGTCGCGGTTCTGCAGGACGGGCTTGGTCTGCTCCTGCGCCTCGGCGGTCGGTCGTACTTCGAACTGCTTATCGCCCAGCTTTACTACTTCCAGTAGGCTAGGCTGTGCGGCCTTGCTGATGGCGTTCTTGGCGGCCAGCACATTGCTGTAGGTCTTTCCGGTCGGCGTTTGCTGGTCCATGCCGCGACCGCCCTGGACGTAATCGCGTGGCGGTACATTCGGCGATCGGCCTTGCGTGGTATTGCCTTGTTCGTCAGCAAAGAACACGCGCTCGCGCTGATCGGTCAGCTCTGGGAATGCAGCATCGGCTACATCCACCGCGTCGGCGCGAAGGCCCGGCTTTTCAGCAAACCGAGGGCGAGGAATGTAGTCGCCCTCTAGCGTGCTTTCACCGCGCGCAGCCTGCTGGTCCATGCCTGGGCCAAAGCTCTGCGCATTCGGGTCGTTGTCAGGGTTTACCCATGTCGGCCGGTTGGTCGAGGCGTTGCCGCTACCGTCGACAAATACGTCGCTCTGGGCGCCTGGCGCCGGCAGCAGGTTAGCGGCGCGCGACAGGCTGCCGGCATTCGGGTCTGGCCGATCAATCGGCACAGGGTTTGGGTTGTCAGCCGTGGACATTGGCTGAATCTTCGCAGGCTCCCATTGGCCTCGATCCGCTCGGTTGCGGCTAATGTTCCAGGCCGCCTCAGCGCCGGACTGGCCAAGCGAAAGCGCCGCCTCCATTACAGCATCGGTTACATCCGACTCTCCGGTTGCCGCCAGCTCACCCAGGTATTCGCCAAGACCTTCGCCCACACTCTCCATGCCAAGCAAGGTGCCTGCTTCAGTTGCGCGGCGTTTGAGCGTGTCGGTCACCTTAATAGCGCCATTCTGTGCTGCACGCACAGCAGCGGAGATTTCAGGGCTCTGGCGCGCAGCAAGCACGGCCACCTCGTCCGCCACATCAATACCGCGGTCAACCAGCACCTTGCGCGTTGCGGTTTCCATGGCGGTTGTTACGGTGCGCTGCATAGCACTCGCGACCTTGCCACCAAGGCCAAGGGTCAGGCCGTCAATAGCGGTGATCACGCCGCCCTTTATGGCGCCTTCGCGCTGAACCTGCCCCATTTCGTCCGTGGTGAACTGGCCATCATCAGCGGCGGCCATCGCCTTGTGCCCAGTTTCGATGGCGGTGTTACCGATGAACATACCGGTCAAGCCACCAATGACGCCGCCGACCGCCGCGCCTGCCGTGGTACCCAGGACGGGTACGACACTGCCAAGAGCGCCGCCTGCCAGTGCGCCGCCTTTGAAGCCGGCATAGCCGCCCGCCAGGGTTGGGACCGAGTTTGGCAGCTGCTCAACAATGGCCAGCCCAGCGCCGGCTGGGTTGTCGGCAATGGCCCCGCCTACGTTCTTGATGCCGTCCCATAGGCCGGCGTCTTCAGCATCGTCTTCCTTGTTGCGCTGCACGTCGGCATAGAAATTCTCCAGCCGGTAATCCTTCGGCGCTTCCTGCTGCGCTTGCGCGTTATCGACGACTGCATCGCCGGTGCCGGTGTAAGTGCTGGTCGCCGAATCAAGCGCGCGTGCGGCGCTTTTTGCGCCCTGCCACAGCGTACCAGTGACGCCCTGCTCGGCTTTCTCATCAAGCATGGCGCCTGCCGGGTTAAATGCTGCGGTGCTTGGCTCGGCAGGCTTCTTGCGAAGGCCCAGGCCTGGCGCAGACGGCTGCTCATCGTCCAGCATGGCGCCAGTAGGATCAAAAGCCATTACACACTCTCCCATTTGTCGTTGCCGTTGGCGTCAACGCCGCGATAGATCGCGCGCTCGCCTGCGCTGTTTCGGTACACACGTCCGCTCTCAAACTTTGCGGCGCCTTGCTCGGGCTGGCTTGCCTGTTCGCCGCCCTGCTGATCAACAAAACTGCCGGTCTGGTTATTGATTACGCGAGCTGGTCGCGTCACTAACTGCTGAGTAACTGGGTCGACTTCTTGCCCGCCAGGCACAACCGTGAAGCGCTGCGCCTGATCCTTGCCGGTGAGCGTGCGAATCTGCTCAGCCAGCGCCGCCCGCTCGCCCGGGGCGGCACTCTCGTATTGGGCGTAGAGGTTCTGGATGCGCTGGCGGTCGGCTATATCCAGGCTGCCCACCTGAAGCTGTTGCTGCTGTACGCCACGGTTGAGCTGGCTATCAGCGCTCTCTCTGGCGTCACGCTTGAGGCCCAGCTGAGCGTCGGTGCGCAGCGCTTCGGTACGCGCGATCTGCTCATCATTGCGGGCGCGAAGGCGGTCATCGCGACCTGGCACACGCGAGCTGTCGCGCACCACGGTCACGCGGCCACCGCCCTCGCCAATTTCGCCGCGCCGGCTTATGCCAATCATCTTTTCGCGCTCGGCAATCGCGCGCTCGTTGCGGTCGTAGGCCAACTGCGCATCGCCTGGCGCACCTACCGAGAAGGTGCCGCCCTGGCCATTGCCCACGCGGCCAATGCCGCCAACCGACGCGGCTCCAGTAACGGCTCCAGGGGTTGCCGCTTCATTGGTGAACTCAGGCACGCCGTTGGCACCAATACGACCGACGATTTCGCCACCCTGGCGGCCCTGACCAATGCCGGTGCGGGTGTAGCCATTCCCCTGCTCGCCGGGTGCATCAGCGCTAATGGGTGAGGTGTTTGGCGTAGCAGGTGAGGTGCTAGGCATGGCGCCCTGGCTTTTCGCCCACTGGTCAAACGGCTCGCCGCTGTATGGGTTGCTGGCCGATGGCTGGCCAGTGCTGGCAGTCTGAGTGCGCTTCTCGATACCAAGCGCGCCGCGTACAGTGGCTCCCGCTGATTCGCGCAACTGCGCAGCGCTATCGCTCATGCGGTCCACGCCCGTTCCGAAAATCTCCGCCGCTCCCTCGCGGTATTGGGTTAGCTGGTCTGTATCACCGCCCGAGAGATAGCCAGCCGCATTGCGCACGCCGTCCCAAACGGCAGATGCCGGATAGGCAGCGATGCCTAGCCCTGCTTCAGCTACGCCCCGCAAGCCTTCGCTAACCGGCCCGCCAGCTTTAGGTGATGGAATACCGGCTGCCACAGGCTGATTGGCTTTTGGCTGGCCGCCCTTGGTCACAGGCTGATCGAACTGCGCTTGCATGCGTGCAGCGCGCTCAGGATTGCCCAGCGTTGGCATTGGGGGCGTCAGCGCAGTCTGTATGGCCTGCTGCCCTGCTGCGGTGGTAACAGCCTCGCCAAGCAGGCCGCGCTGGGCCGTTTCAGCATTGCGCACCGAGCCGGATTGCATGGCTGAATCAACGGCCGCTTGCGCGCTGCGCACGGCAGGCATCGCGTCATAACCAGGGCGCACAGAGGGAATGCCAATCCGGGCGCGCTGCTTCACCTCTTCAGGGTCTTCGACCAGGCCGCCATTGGCAAAGAACTGGCGCGGACCTTGGTCATCCGCTGCAACGGGCTGGTGGGTGGCTGCTTTCAGCTGGTTGAGCGCCTGCACGCCCACTGCATGCACCTGCTCGGGCAGCATTTCATGCTCACCATTGCTGACGCTGATCGGGACGCTCTTCTTGCTAAAGCCCAGCTTGGCCAGGCCGTCATGGCCAACGGCGGCAGTTGAGTCGGCCGGCATGATGTAACTGCCAACCGGCGTCTGTTTGTCGATGGAGTCAGATGTGCCAGTGCCCTGGCCGACGATAGGGCCGCCGCCCTTTTGCTTTGCGCGCTTAGCGCTGGGGAAGCCAAACATGGGGAAGCCCTCTATGTGTATAGAGGGAGTGTGCTGGGGCGTGAATTAGCTTGCGAACCCTACAGCGGTTCGCGGGAATTAACGCTTTTAGGCGCCAGGCTTACACGGTTTCAATAGCATTCACCATGCCCGTCCAGAAGCGCGGCGGCGGCGGGATAACCGCCTCGCCGAGGTAAGTTGCACCCCCTGCTATGGGTGGAGATAGATAAGGCATCAGCAAAATATCTGGCGCGGCAGCTTTTGCTATCGCGTCAATGTCCAGTGGGGTTTCAGCAAACACTGGCAACCCATCCGCGCCAACAATACCAACGCCCAAGAAAATACCTGTGTCAGTCGCATAGACAGCTGAATACTCGCCGCCGACGACAACAACCGAAGACTCAAGGGCGCCCGCTGCATGCAGAAACCAACGGTATAGGCCGTAATCGAAAAACTCACTTTCTGTTTTCGTGCCGTAACTAGGTGGGCGCTCGTAACCGTTAGAAGCATCAGCCCAGTCATCAGGCAGCACCCCTTCACTCAGGGTTACAACAAGCTGAAATGAATTGTTCGCGGCCATTTAGAAATCCTGCCTGGTCGTGTAAGCGGAAAAAACATCACCATTCAGCTCCGCCGAGACATATGTCATATCACTGCCTGCAGTTCCTGATGCGAGCTGAGGAAGCCTGGTGGTGGTGAGGCGACTTTCACCGCTCAATGGCTCAGGGGTTATTGTGTAAAGAAAAGCCCCATCCCCTCCGGGGTTAGCGGGCATCGTGAGTATCGAGAGTCTTCTGCCGTCACTCGCAAAATACACTCTTGCATCACCGTCGGAGGATGGCGCGATAGGGCCAAGCAACAACTCAATGTCGGGCTCTGCAGCACCCTCCTCTGCGAATTTTGCATAGCTCACGGTCATCCGATAATCATTAAATAGCCGATCCCAACTAGCGCATATAACGCCCGCATCTATTGGTGAAAACCATTCACTACCGTGCAGTACATGGTGCTGACTTTTAATACCAAAACCCGTAATCGGCAGCGCGGCTATACGCTTAACCAGTGTTGTTCCTGCAATCGGATCATGAATGGCAAGCCTACAAACTTTCTCTGAAAGCCAGCCGTGATAGTCGTCATAAGACTCAAATAACAATGTGGGATTGTCCACGGCTGCGGGCGGGTAAGGGTCTGTTGGCCGGTACTCTGGTGGCAAAATGATGATGGCAACGGACTTTTTATCGATCATCACAGGTTCTCCACTTCGGCCACCAACGTACCGGCCGCACTCGCAGCGCCACTGGCTACGTTGGCAAATGCGCTTGCCGCCTGTCCAAGCGCCGACAGGTTAGCGTCGAAGTCGTTGCTGGCGTCCAGGGCGATCCGCGCGTTCTGCACGTCAATGTCAGCGCCGGCTTTCTCGGTTTCCAGGTTCAACCGCTCAAACGCTACTTCGACGTTGTGGTAGCTGGACAGCGCCTGGTAGAAGGTGCCCATCGCCTGAGCCCGCACGCGGGCACGCTCCAGATCGCGGTCAGGCATGGCGAACCACATGCGGTAGAAGTCCGCCATTGAGCGCATAAGCCCCAGCTTCAAGTTGATCGCTTGCTCTTCGGCAAACTTCAGCAGCTCCAGCTTAATCTCGGCCTCTTTGACCGCCTGCTCGATGTTCACTGCTGCTATCGCCAGGCTGGCACGCTGCTCGCTCTCTGTCAGTGCGGCGACCATCGCTCCAGGGGCCAGGGTAAAGCCAGCACCGGAGAACGTCGCCGCCAGGGTCTTTGATTCAGTCGTCTGCGCACGGTAGGCGCGGTCGCGAGCCTTGTGCCAGATACGCTCAAACACTGTTTCATCCAAGCCAAACGGTTTAACGCCGCTGATCACGTTAAGCAGAAAGTCTTCTGGCAGCGACTTATTGATCCCCGCACCGATGCTGGGGAAGTATTTTTGTATCCACTCGTCAGCCTCGCCGTTCAGACGGACAATCTCGGTCGACGTGCTGTCGCCACCGGCAAACAGATCGCTGAAAGCCGGTGGTGGCTGTGTATTCGGCTTACCTACTTCGTGATCAAACTTGGCCTGCTTGACGCGCGTGCGTGACCGCGTGTTGACGATCAGGCTGCGCGTGTTCAGCGCCTCGGTTAGCGCGCGGTTGGCAATGCCAAAAAGGTTGTTGGTTGTGGCTGGGTAATTACTGCTCATCTGTGCGCCCCTTATAAAGTGGTGAGGCCGGGTCAACCGCGCCGCTTTTCATTTCCGCTGTATCAATGTACTGACCAAGGCCGCCGCCGCCGCCAAGATCGTCGCGCACCATCACCCACGACGCGCCGCCGTCTGCGGAAGCAAACAGATAGGTGCGGTGATCGAATAGCCCGCCGCTGCCCTCGCGCAGGAATAAGTGCGCTGGCATCACCACCTCGCCATCTTTCAGCACCTCGCGCTGGTAGCAGTTCAGCGAGAAAAACCGCCCGGAAGGCGCTCCGTTCGGGCTATTGGGCAAGTCGCCCGTGAACACCACCTGCTGCGCCCCACTGTTAATGTTAATCCGCAACAGGGCGACGCCACGCTCTACGCTGCCTTCCAGGGTTGGCTCATGCATCAGCACCATAATGTCGGTCGAGCTGATTTGCGCCACCGTGTTGAACACCGCACCAAGGCCGTAGCGTTCTTCCAGCATGCGGTCTTTGGCCGTGCGCTTGACCTGACCGTTGCTGGTGCCGATCAGCCATGATTCGTTGTTGCTGGTGTTGACACCCAGCAGAGGCCGGTAAGCGCTGCCGAAAAAATAATCGTCACCATCAATGGTTGGCGCAAACACAAAGTTGTTCGGCGCGGCAATGACCGTGCGCGCACCGTTGACCATCAGCCACAGCTCCTCAAAGGCCGCCTGGTCAGGGCGCGGACCATAGCGGCCGTTGTCCTCAAAGAAGCTGCTACCGTTCTCGGTGCCCGTCTGGAATGAGCGCGTGCGCTGCTCCAGCGAGCCACAAAACTCATCACGCAGATAGCGCACAGCGCGGGCCAGGTACACGCGCTTGCCCTGCATCACTCCACCCCACAGCATGGCCGGGTACTTGGCCGTGCTGGCGTCCATGCCGCCCGCGAACAGGCTTGAGCGGGTCGGGCCGAGAACATCCCGGTGCAACAGCTCATGGCTCACTGGGGTTATGCCGGTAATGCGCCCGTCGCTCGCGTTAATAGTCGCAGTGACCTTCGCCAGCGCGGTTTTGGTCTGGTGAACCGGGGCGTCGGTGGGGCCGTAATAGATAAATTGACCATTGCCATCCAGCTTGGGCTGGCCCCAGTTGTCATATTCGCGCAAGCGATTGACCACGCTCACCGTAGTGGTGGCGCGCGAGGTCACGGAAAACAGCAGCTCCAGCTGATTGCCCACTTGCGTCGAGCGCACCTCGCCAAAAACCGCGCTCATGCGCTGATCGCTGAGTAGCTTGGGTTCTTCCTCGAGGTCGGCCCCGGACGCGGTAATGAACTGCGTCCAAGCGTCTTTCACCTTATCCGGCCAAATCCATGCCGGCAGGTCGTAAAGCGATACGAACAGGTGTGCGCCTATGTCAGGCATCGGCTCACCCTCGACCAGGCGTGCCGCGTCCAGGTACTGACCAATAGCGCCAAGCGATTCCACTTCGCCCAGTGGGTGCGGGTAGCGCGCTCCGTTGCTGTAGGGCGATGGCGGGCTAAACAGATTGGGTATGCGGTCTTCCCGGTCGCCAAGCCGGCTGGCGGCCTCGGTTTCGGTAAGCGCGACCTTCGGATTGACCGCGAGCACGCAAGCCAGCGGCGTGCCGTAGCCCATCACCGCCGTGCCATCAGTGCTGTTGAGCATATCGCCAGCGCCCAGCACGAATGATAGCGACGACAGGTTGCCAGTGCGCCGCGTGACTTGGCCTGGCACTTCGTATTCGTCATTCGCCTCAACGCTCATTACGTCGAAGGCGTCAGGCACGTTGACGCACGGGAACATCAACAGCGCCGCGTCATAGCCTGGCGAGTTATCCGTCGGCGCGTCGCAGCTGGGCGCTACATGCGGGTGGCAGGCTTGCGGCCTGGCGCCGAATGCCTCCAGGGTTGACTGCAGGGGCCAGGGGTTTCGCACGCCCTGGCTATACGACTGGCTGTTTACATCCCCCGGCCGCTTGCCGAATAGCTGCGGGGCTTGCACTGGCTGGCCGTCATAGAAGAACGTCGGTGGCGGGTCGCCGTAGGGCTTGGCGGTGTCTGTTAGGTCATTGGTGCGGGTCGGTGCGCCGATAAAGCGCACGCGCGAACCATACAGCTGACTCAGGTAGCCCGATTCGATGTACAGCTCGTAGCCGTCTGCCACCAAGCGCCTGCCCTGCGTATCCACCTTGACCAGCATGCTGTCATTCAGCGGGGCCAGCACGCCACGCCATGAGGTGTACGCAAAAGGCCACGGCCGAGCACTGCCGTCTTCGTCCAGCATGGTCACGCGGTACTGGGCGTTCACTTCGACCTCGTAGCGCAGTCGGCGCTGGTCTTGGTCGATTATCCCTGCTGATCGCGCCATGAGGTAGTCCGCCTCGCGCATATCCTCTTGCGGTGTATAAAGCTGTCGCATGCGGTCAGGACCAGAGCGGGTCACGCAGCTAAAGTACACGCTGCTGATTTTGCTGCGCGGCTTGTCCTTGTAAACCCCCGGCTTTAATGGCTCCCACTGCGGTCGCAGCAGCAACCCTTTGCGGATGTTGTACGTCCTGAGCAGGTAGCTGTAATCCAGGCTGAAAACAAAGTTCTCCTGCTCGCGCAGCGTCGAAGGCAGTTCGATGGCGGTCACAACCACGCGGTCATCCCCGCCAATCGCACTGACGATGTAGCCCCGAAACACCAGCGTCTTTTTATGCCCTGGTCGCGTAGCCTGGCCGAGCTGGCGCGCTTTACGTCGCACCACAGCATCTATCTCGCCAGCAAAGCGGATCAGCACATGGCGCATCACACGCGCCTCGCTGAAATCGGCATCAGCCATTCCACGCGATCCAGCTCCAGGCTGGTGGCGTCGAGCACCTCAAGGCGCACATCCCAGTGCCGCGACTTCACGCCCTTGGCCATCTGCCCGCGCAGCATGCCGCCGCGCCCGACTGCCTTGTAAGAGCGCTCCACGCCATCATCACCGGTTACGCGCAGATAGGTTTCACCATCACTGTCCAGTCCAAGGTAAACCGACTCCAGGCGCTTGCCGTTGCCGGCACCAGCGCCTACGGCGGCAAACTCAATGGCAGCCTGCAGAGGTTCGCTGTTGTGCGTCACACGGTAAATACCGTTCTCGGCCGCCGCGTAGGTGTCCTGGCCAACGCTGGCGAAGCTCACAAAGTCGAAGCCTTCATAGCGCGATACCGCACCGGTTAGCACGTTGGTGGCGTACTGCACTGCCTCGCCCTTGATGCGATCAAGTGCGTCAACGATAGACACCCGCTCAGTGAGGATGGCATTCAGCAGCGTCGACACGCTTACGTTACCGGTCATGCTCAGCGACTCAAACAGCGCCTCGGCAAACAACGCCGTAAGCGACAGCTCAACCGAGACACCCACCTGCTCGCGGATCGACACCAGCAGCGCCAGCTGCGACTGGTAGGCCTGCGCCACATTGATCGTAATGATCAGGTCGGCCAGGCCGGGGAAGGTCTGCCCCTCGTCACCAAACGCCCGTAGCCGTGGCAAGCGCAGGCGGCCAAAGCCATAGGCGTAGTCACCGCCGCCACAGGCCAGCGCCGGCAGGGTAATGTCGCTGTTGCCGATAAACCCAACCAAGCCGGAACCGTAGGCCGCAGGCGGCAGCAGGGCCAATAGCGCGCCACCACCCGGCACAATGTAAAAGCCACCATCGCCCTGCGCACTGAGGCGCGGCAGCCTGGCCAACCCTTTACTACCCTCGCCACTCCCACCAAACACGGAAAGCCCTGGCAGTGTCGCGCGCAGCGTGCCACCAGCAGCTGCCAGGCGAACGCCAAAGCCTACCCCGGCCTTGGCGCGCCCCGATGCGTCCACCCAGCCACTCGCCCACCCCGCAAAGCCTATGCGGTCCTTGGCGGCCAGCTTCTTCAACCGGAAGCCTACGCCACCTTTAGCCCTGGCGAAGTCAGGCACCGCCGCACGGAAACCTACTGCACCGGTTGCGCCACCCACCACAGGGAAGGAAAGCGCCGGATTGTTGATGTAGTCACCTGCGGTGTAGGGCATGGCGCGAACAAAGGCCGCGCCATGCAACTGGCCTACCACCGAATACGCCCAGTCACCGACACTGACGATTACCTGGCTGCCCACACGGCGCACCGCAATAGCAGGCTGCTGCTGCGGCGTGTACGGCGCTACGGCCAGGGTCAGGCCACGGCTGACCACTTCAATCGAGCCATCGCGCAGCATCACCCCGCCGACAATCTCGGCCGTAGTGAATGCTTGACTACCTGCGCCTTGAGCCGCTGCAACGCCGACGATCACGCCACCATTAGGGTGCTTGGCGTAGTCGAAGCGAAAAGCAAAATCCGCCGCACTCAGGTAGATAGAATCGCCCTTGGCATTCCAGCCGGCGCGAGTCTTCACCTTGATGCTCGGCGGGATGCGCGGGCGAGCTGCGCGGGCAGGCCAGTAGAAGACGTAGTAGCCGCCGCGATTGGTCAGCGGGTCATAGCGTATCCAGGTTTCCGTGCCACCACGCTCAGCCGTCCACTGCCGGAACAGGCCAACCCGGTAGTCGTCATAACCGCCATTGGCGCTGGCCGCTTGCAGCACCTCAAACGTGCGCGGGCCGCTGGCGGACCAGCCCTCCTGCCCACGGTCGAAGATGTATTGCAGTTCCTTGCTTAGGCGATTGGCCATGTTGAGCCTCAGTTGGCCGGCATTGCCACGGCAAAGTAATCAACCTTCTGGATCGCGCCCTGGGCAAAGCTCAGCGACGAGAAGTTCAGTTCTGCGCCGGAAACCGATACCGCGCCTTGCAGGCGTAGATAAGTCGAACCCGAACCGCCTGCGTCGCTTGGCTGCGTCCAGCGGAACCAAGACGCCGTGCCGGTGCCGACGGCAGTAGCGCGCCAGGCTTCGTCGGGGTTTTTGGCAATCACCGCGCCTGTCGCAGTGGGCTGCAGCGACAAGCCGGCGCCGGTGCCGTCGACGGAAAACTCTGCAAGCAGCACAGCATCGCCCGGCAGGCTACTGTCTGCCGCCTGCGGCTCTTGCCCCGAGTACACGCGAATCACTGCACCCTGCATGGCCTGCCGAAGCGAGCCGACGCCCAGCAGGTAGTTGGCCAGCCCAGTGCTGATTTTAGTCGCCATGACAGAAGCCCTCGATAATCAATTCATTGATTGGGAAGCGCAGCACGCCACCCGGCTGCACGATGCGCGGTGGATCAAGCGGCAGCACAGCCAGGGCAATGCCGCCGCTGCTCTGCGTATGGATCGACACGGAACGCACGGTGTACGGCGCAGCCGCGGCCGACGCAGGAAAGGCCAGGTCGGCGGTGTTCTTGGCGCTGGTCACGCCGAGCTCAACCGATGTGGCGAACGTCACGGCTTGGCGCGCGTAGTTGGCATCGCTGCCGGTGCTGACTTCGTTGGAGCTGGCGTCAATGCCAGCCTCGCCAGTGTGCGCTGCCACAAACCAAGCGGTCGGCCGCGCGGCCAGCGCCTCGGTGGTAAACAGCTGCTTGATGATTTCAGCGCTTGAATGCGTAGTGTTGGCCATGCGACCTCCTTAGCTGGTGACGAAGACAGTGGCGATGCGCAGGCGCAGCGTACTGCCCGCCGTCACGTCGATAGGCGTGTTAAAGCGCGCGATAGAGAACAGCAGGCCAGTGCCCGACGCCTTGTCCGAGGACGAGGCAAGGAAGCCGCCATACAGGCGCTTGTCGCTGGTGAACTCAAAGCTGGAGCGGTTGACCATGTTGTCGATCACCCCCGCTCCTACCGTGTCAGGCGTCCACAATGGGCGCGTGGCGCTGGTGTAGGTGGTACATTCAGCCACCGTCAGCGGCAGGTCGGCGGCAACGGTTTCCGCCACCGGCACATAGTTCTTTTCAAACAGGCCGACGTGCCAGGCGCTAATCAGTGGCGATGTACCAAGGAATAGCCCGGTAAGGTGGTCAATGCCCTCGTTAGGGATGCGGTTATGCACAGGCTGGCCGGTGACGACCTCGCCGCTCGGTAGGGTCAGCTCGGGGTAGAAGGTAAAGCCCCAGTCAGTTGTCTCTTTCACTGCACGATCTCCACTTCGTAATAGTCGCGGGCAACCATTCCGGCGTCTTCACGCGGGCCAGTCATGCCGGTTACAACGGTTTGATTACCGTCCAGGTCAATTGCCGCGCTTGTGCCGGCAGTGCCACAGGACGGGGCGAAGCGGTCACTGCTAACCAGGCTGACGCTGCCGTCCGCCTGACCAATAGCCAGCCCGTAAGGGGTCATCCAAGCGGCTCGACCGTCGCGCAGCTGTACCCCGGTGCCGGTAATAGCCGGGTAAGGCAGCACTTCACGCTGGCTCGGGGCCGGGCCTTCGATGCCGCTCAAGAAATAGGTTTTGTCGGCCGAGACAAACAGGCCATCGCCCGCCTTCAGCAGCACACCAACCGGCGCGGCAAACTGAAAGAAGCGCTCCAGACTGCTGCGCACATGGGGGCGCATAGGTGCAGTAAGCCACAACAGGCCGCCGCTGGCGCAGGCGAGCGAGCCGCCGACCTGGGCCAGCATTCGGCAAGGGATTGGCGACAGCTCGCCGCCGCCCTGAAAGCGAGCAGTGTCGTCGCGCAAGGTTTGCAGGCTCAGCGCTCCGCTGACCACGCCCTGCAAGTACAGGGTTTCGCCGTCAGCGGTTGAGGCGTACACGCGCACGCTATGCCCCGGCAGAGGATCACACGTCACTTCCAGCGAGCAGCCGTCCAGTAGCGCAATTGAGGCGGGAGCCACGGTCGGGCTTTCCTCGCCGTGCTGATTGATCTGCACGCACACCACTTGATACATGCCCTTGACCAGCTGGCCAGTACCCCGCTGCACGTCAAAACGACATTCACCTAGCCCCCAGCCACGCAGCACGCCCGCCTTATAGCGCAGGCAGTCGGCTTCAGTGCTGATAAACAGCTCGTCATTGAGCACTGCGCCAGCGAAGGCGCCCGCAGGCGGAATGCTGCCCAGCTGCTCAGTGGTGCCGGTGCGAGTGTCGAGGCGCATCAACTTGTCGCCCTCGGCATACAGCACGTCAGCGCCAACCGACAATACGCCCCGAATACGACTGCCCGACACCACTAGCTCAGCGCCAGGGCGCAGGGTAAAGGTGCCTCCATTGGTCGGGGTGACGTTCAACGCGTCGCGCACGCAACCTTCTTTGACTCGCTCACGGCGCGACAGGTTGTCGATGCCGCCACCCCAGTTCGTTTGCTCGATGCGTTCAGCCATATCCGTACCTGCTTGTGATGAGCAGATACTGGATTACGGCGATTTAGGGGGCGAACCCTACAGGGGGTCAGGCTTCACAAAGCAGCAAGAGTACGCGCACATCGTTTGAGTGGATGGCAGTATTAGCTGTATTTATAGTGTCCACTCGAACCATACAGTCAGGGCTCATATCACATGGAACAGCTTCGCCTCACCAAAACAGGATCTATCAAGTCTCTCTTCTTGAACATGGATGAACAGTTCCAGCAAATACAAATAAATTTTCTTAAACACATAACCCGCTGGCAAGAAATAGCCAGCGACCTTGGCAACGAATTCGAGGTAGTTAGCGAAAATCCTCCGTACGGAAAAGGCACAGTTTTTGGCAAAAAATACACCGTCAAAATGAGCCTGACCGTTCCTAATCTGAAGTCCGCAGAGTGCTTGGGTTGTATTCGTGTTTTAGCCGCCCACGCGGTCACAGGAGAACCTATGGAAGTAGAAACCTACCTGATGACTCAAGGACTAAATTTCTTCAGCAAAAACACCATGACCCCAATATTAATGGATGGTTCTGCGCGAACGGAGTACCAGGTTATTTGTGAAAGTATATATGCCGTAGCTGAGTCGCCGGATACTTGATGTATTGGAGTAATGTCACTGGGGCGCTCTCGTCTACAGGCAACAAAAAGCCCGCACGTGGCGGGCTTTCAGAGTTACATAGGGCTAAAATCCTACCAGCCCTGTTTTATCCGACGTAAATGTTCAGCGGAGTAACCATGAACAGCATGTTGCCTGCCCCATCACTGTTAGCCTTGTAATAGCATGGCTCGCTGCCTGGCACTGTGTATGAGCGTTCGCCTGTTCCGCTAACCTGAATTGTGACATTGGTGTAAATAGTCCCCGCATTTCCAAGGTTGACTCCAGATCCAGCATCTAAGACACCCTCAAAGTCAAACTTTGAGTTCGTGCCAAACCCACCGCCCTGCACGGGCGGGAGCAAATTACTAACCACCTTCATTTCACTCCAGTAGGTGTACGGCACGCCTTCGTACACGCCGCTATCCACAGCAAACCAGATCGTTCCATTGTTGGTGTCAATATAGTGCGACCCAGTTTCGGCGATAAATGTATCTGTCGGCGGAACCACGCCCTCATAAATATGCTGCTTTGTCGCCATGATCATGCTCCTGCTATGAGTGTATTGCCCGCACCATCGACCAGCACATTGCCAGCGCCATCAGTCAGTGCGCCATTAGGCGCCCCCCCGCTGCTTTCAAGCGTTTCAAGGCGCAGAGTCAGGTCTGCCAGCTGAGCTGTCACGTTGTCACTAATGCCGGCCAGCTTGTTCTTCTCTGTGAGCGTGAAGTTTTCTTGGCTTAGGCCGTAGCCTTCTGCCCTGTCCACCTTGCTATTCAGGGCTATGGTCAGCGCCTCCGGCTGCACAGCCGTTGCCGCAAGTTCGCCCTGGCTCTGTGTTGCTGCGCCTATTTGCGCGGCAGTTGTTGGGATGAACGGCTTGCCAGTTAGCGCCGAATAAGCCCCGGAGAAGGCAACCGCTGCCAGGCTTGCACCATTGGCCGGCGTGTAACCAAGAGCTGCGGTTACGTCAGCGCCTATGAGGACTACAACACCCGACCTGGTATTGAATGTGCGCACCCCGCCGCTGCCTCCAGGGCCGCCGCCAGCGATACCGCGCATGCCGGCCGATATAACGGACCGACTACCTCGCTTCGTAATGTAAAGCGGGCTCATGCTGTCACCTCATTCTCAACTACCATCTGGCTGATGGCAGTCAGTGAGTAAATTTGGCCAGTAGGGGCGATCGCCTCAACGTCGTACACACCACGCCTCCAACTGAGGCCCGCCGAAGTGGCAGCGTCCATCGTCAAGAAGAACGCGCTCAGGCCCACATCAACAATCGCAGTACCGTCTCGGGTTTCAGCCGGATCACTGTGCCAAGAGAACAAAACCTGACCGCCAGCCTTGTCACGCACCTGGGCGCGACAGTGCCAGCCGGTAAGGTCGACCGGCGGCCGCGTTATCAGCAACCCTTGGCCGACCAAATCTTTCCAGCAGAAGGCCACTACACCTGGAACCTCGATGGTGTTCTCGTCAACGACGGTCACAAAGTAAGGCTCGGCCTCGATCACTTCACGCGCATCGCTCGACTGCACCGCCGTGTTCAGCTCAGCAGGACGCTTTACGCACGTCACCCAAAAAGGCCAGCCCTCCGGCAGGCCATGAGCCTGCACGGTAAGGCGCAGCGGTGCTTTGCTTGGCATGCCCTCGATGATGAACTGGCGCGGTTCATCGTCGGCGTACAGAAAGCCAAACTCAAAGGTCTTGCCGCGGGTGATAGTTAGATCGATCTGCTCAGCCATTGCTGCCAACTCCGATTATTTTGCACTTGCTGTGCAGGCCGATAAGGGCTTTCTGTAGCCCCTTTATTTGGGCGCGGTGTTGTTTGAGCCCTTGCTGTAGGGCTGAATAATCCCATCCAGCAGCGGCTGTAAGCTCTGCGGTTCCTGCATCAGGCTCGCCGGCAATGGCGGTGGGGCGGTCCACTCGCACGCAGGTGGCATTGACTCGCAGCCCGCAAGTGCCATCAGCAAGACAGCGGCGCAGACGATCAGCTTCATCTTGAGCATCGGTCGTTTCCTTCTGGTATTCGGCCTCGGCCGCCTGGTAGTCGGTGATCAGCTCACGGCTGATACGCAGCGTGACGCGCAGTGATTCAGCCTTAACGGCACTCTCGTCGGCCGCCGTTACCGCGTTATCGCGCTCACTGGTGACGTTATCGATGCGCCACAGCGCCAGGACCAACAGGACGCTAAGAGCGGCCGTAATGGCGATCAATACGCGCATGGCTTTGCCCCTTTGGCGATTGGGTAGGTCAGGGCCACCGGCATATCGTCAGTGGGCGCCTGCACTTTCTCAGGCGTCAGCACTGGCTTTCGGCGAGCGACTACACGCTTGCGTTGACGTAGGCGCATATCACTGTCCTCCTTGTGCGGCCATGCACTGAGCATGGCGCTTTAACTGCCGCTGCCATGAACCCCAGCAGCGTCGGTTGGGCTTGCCGTTGACCAGGGTTGAGCAGTCGTAGCCTGCGGCGAACCGATACGACAGCAGCGCGGCGCAGGCCTTTCCGTAATTTCCTGCACGCAGTTCACGGCGCATGGCTGACCGGCTCCAATTGCCGATGCCGTACTGGCCCGTAAAATCCAGGTACAGGTCGTATTCCTCTTGGTACAGCTTCACGCCAGGAAGCGTGGCGCGGAAACGCCGCTCTTCCTCGCTGTGAAGTGCTCGCGCCAATTGGTCAGCACGCTCGCGGGTAATCGGGCGGTCAGCCAGCGTGACAGGCGTACCGTCCTCATAGCGGGTTGAGCCATAACCAATGGTGGGTACGTCGCCCTTGGTAGGGATGTGCGGCGCCAGTAACTCAGCGCCATCCTGCTTGACTGCGGGGCTACTGCCTTCGCTGGCAATCCACCCGGCAAACCCTATCGCGCTCAACGTAAGAGCAGCAGCAAGCGTCCTAACGCGCCCTGTCACTCGCCACCTCCCTGCAGCTCGCAAGTGTTTGAGCCTGGCAGCTGGCGACACAGGCGCTGGACCTCAAGGTCATGGATGCGCTGTGCCCGAGCATCAGCAGTCTCCTGCATGCGCAGCTCCATCCGGTACTTGCGCACCTGCCACAACTGATTGGCCAGGAACGTAAGCAGCGCTGTCACGATGCCGACGATGACTCCCCATTCGGTCAGCGTCAGGCCTGCTGCCACGGACACCGCGCCGCCTGCATAACTGGCCGCGCTCATTACTTTGTCGGCTGTCTGACTCATAGAAAGTGCGCCTGATTGTGGTGTGGTCCGTCTTCGCGCGTGATCCGGCGCAGATTGCTGTCCGGACGTACACCGAAGTAGTTGGTAAAGCGGCGCTCAGCTGCATCAGCGCTGCCCAGGTTCATGGTTTCGGAGTCAGGCAAGCCGTAGGCACGGAACAACGCCCAGTCGACCAGGTGGCGATGGTGCGCCACATGTATTTCTGGCTTGGCCGTGCCGTTCTCGGCGAGCGACTTCAGCGGCAGTCTGTAGCACTCCATCAGCAAGGTGCCGGCCGCCAATGGGCGCGGTACCAAGCGAATAGAGGTTTCGGACTGAATGGCGTAAGTCGGCGTGCCGTCCAGATCGCGCCAATCGCGCACCCGGTCATCCAGGTACTCGACGGACACCAGCTTGACCGGCTCGCGCCGTGGCGCACCGACCAGGCGGAAACCAACGCTGCTTATCTCGTACAGCGCCGGATGCAGCTGATACACCGACGTGCCGACCTCGGCGTCGATTTCGCACACAAGCGCATTGCTCGACTCATGCAGTAAGCGCCCACGAATAGCCGCTTCTGCCTCGGCCTCAGCCAGCCAGCCATGCACCGTACTGTCGTCGAACAGGTACGGCTTAACCGTGTCCTGCACGTCGATGCGAAACGCCTTGGTCAGCTCGTCGCGCGTCATCAGACAGCCCCGTACTGGTCAATGAAGCCAATAGCTTTGGTGCGCATGACGTCTACCGTGTCCCGGCTGCCGAACGTCTGCCGGTAGTTGTTGGTGGCAAACTCGCGCAGGGCGGCCTTGTCCATCAGCATCACGCGGTCGCGCAGGTCTTGCAGGTCAGACAGCTCGGTGCGCTGCTCTTCCTGACGCTTGCCGGCTTCTTCCAGCAGGGCGTCGGTATCGTCCGTGCTGGCCGCCTTGGTCGCCTTAGTGGTGCGCGGGGCCGTCTTGCCAACGGCAAACATATCGCCGTGGCGCAGCAGCTTGCGCGCAATGTCGTGAGGCACAGAACGCACCTGGCCACGCTCAAAGGTCAGACCGGTTTGGTAAAGGTGGTCCTTCCACGACTCGCGGCGACCGATGTATTCCACCAGTGCATAGCCCGCCTGTACGTCGTCGACGATCAGCACCTTGGCGCTGCTCGGCCGCTGTTCAGGCTCTGCCTCGACGGTGATCGGTACGGCTGCCAGTGCATGCACTACGCCACGAAAGATGAAGTCCTTAGCCTTCTGCTCGGCCGGCAGGTCGTCATACGGCATAAAGCAAGGGTGGGTCTTGGCGTCGGCGTCCTTGACCGGGCCATAGGTCCAGCCGTCGGCCTCTTTACCCGCCAGCCAGGAAGCGTGCGAGTCAGCCGGGGTTGCATCCGGGTTGGCCAGGTGCATTTTCACACCCGCCTCGGCACTGTCCTTTTGCCATTGCGGTGCGTCTGCCCATGCAGGCTGGCTGTCATCGCCGAGCGACTGGCAGTACGCGCGATTCGCTTCATGGCAAACCATCGCCATCAGCGCAACACTCATTAACTTAGACACGGCATTACTCCTGAGCGCGGGAAGGCCGAAGCCCTCCCGCTAGTGGATTACTTCGGACCAAGCAGTTCGCCGATTACCGCTACGTCGACCTTGCTCGCCTTGGCGTTTGGGGCGCCTGCGATGGTCAGGACCAGATTCGCCGTTTTGGGCAGCGTCACGATGGCCTTGCTCGATGCGTTGCGCAGGCGAGCGGCAGAACTCAGGGCAATGCCGGCGCCGAAATACGCCGCGTCCTGCGGCACAGCAGCGCTGTCTTCACCGTCCTCGTACTCAAAGCCGAGCGAACCGGTGACGGTGGCGGACATTGCAGTGGAAATCACCAGCGTGCAGTCATCCAGGCGCATGCCGGCCGGCAGAGTGCCGAGGACTACCTTGTCATCTACTGCCAGTGGCGCAGCAGAGTCAGCACCAACCGCGCCGCCATTGGCAGCAGTGGCCAGCGCGTAGGTCAGCACCGACAGGTTGCCGAACGGGGAAGCGCCGCCGAATTGGCGACCGCGAAACTGGTTAATCGTTACCTTAGCCATGATGGCCTCCTTCAATCAGATGGAACGGATGGGCCTGGCTAGCAGGCCCATCGCATTACTTGCGGGCGCCGATGATCGGCACGGCGGTATCGAATACCGTCACGCCGTAGTCGGTGAACTGGCTGCCGTCGCCGTGATCCACATCGAAGCGAATCTTGGAAACGCCCCGGATCATGCCCAGCAGCAGCTCGCACTTGTCGCCGTGGTCCAGCTCCTTCTCAGACCAGAAGAACGGAATCTTCGACTTGTCCGAGGCGGCCCAGGCTTCAGCAACGGCCTGGCCGCCAAGCAGGATGGCGCGGTCGACCGCGTGCGTAGTGCCAAAGGAGGCCGGCACGATGCAGCTGGTTTCCGCTTCGCTGGTGTAGGAGGCGCAATACTTGATGGTGTCGCCCGCATAGAAGCGGATCGGCTTCGGCATCTTGACGATCAACACGCCGTTCCACAGGCCCGCGTCACCCTTAAACAGCGGGTGGCCTTTCGCCTGGCTGGCACGCGCCATAGCGCTGGCCTGGAACGAACGGAAGTTCGGGTCGGTGGCGAAGGTGCTGTACTGCGCCGGCGAAACCAGCAACACGCGCAGCGGCGAATCGGTGGCGGCTTCGTCGCCCTCGAAAATGACCGGTGGCGGCGGCAGCGCGATCTGCTCCATGTAGGTGCGGATACCGTCAACGGTGTCCATCTTCAGCAGGTCAGTCGACACCAGGTCGACTTCGCCAGCGTTGACGGTGAACGGCTTCACGCCATTGCCGCCGTCGGCGATGAAGTGGCGGTTCTTGGTCGGCGCCTTCACCGGGTTGACCATGATGGCGGCGAAGTCCGAGTCGGCAGTGGTCGGAACCACCCACTCGATGTTGTCGTTAAAGCCGCGCGCACCCGCCATGTGCACCAGGTTGCTCTGGTCGACGTACTTGTCAGCCAGGCCTTGCGCTACTGGGCGGCCCAGCTTGCGGAAGTCGGCAGGGCTGCGGATGCTGGTCATGGCGTTGCCCAGGTCAACCGGGAAACGCGCTTGATCCACGCGCAGACGGTCTTCGGACAGCTTCATGCCGACGCCACGGCCTTCAGCGTTGGCGCTGCCCATGATCGGCTTGGCGCCCACCGGGTTCAGCAGGTGGAACGTCACCTCGTCGCCAGTGCTCTTGCCCAGGTCCATACACTTGACGATGGGCATGTGCGAAGAACTCTGCTTGCGCAGGGTCATTTCGGCGCCGGCCGTACCCGTCGGCATCTTGCCGGTCAGGCGGTTCATGGTGGTATTGCGCTGGTTGTGCGATGCAAACAAGCCAACGGCCTGTTGAATCTGCGCGGTCTTATCACCGTAAGGGGTATTCGTTTTGTTGGTCATGTGATGACCTCCTGTAGTCGGGACGGCGGCGCGTTAAAGCTGCCGGTTCAAATAGGCTTCGATTTGTTCGGGGGTCATCGAGGCCATGGCTTCAGCCATTTCCACGCTCCCCATTTGCGCCAGCGCCTCATCACGCGAAGCTGGGCCTGCGGTGCCGCCCGGAATGTCCGAGAGGCTTGCTGGCACAGCGGGGCGTGATTGGGCGATAACGGCTTTGGCGGCGGCCTTCGGGTCAGCCGATGGCGCGGCCTGCGTCTTTCCAGTGGCTTGCTTGAACGTGTCGAAGAACTCGATCACTTCGGCGGCGGTGCCTTTCTGGCTCAGGTGGTCATACCCGGCGCGTACATACGCGGGCTGAGCCTTGAGCCAGTCGGCCAGCTCTTTGCTTTCGGTGATCGAGTCGAGGTCGGGGTGCGCGGCGTAGATGGCACCAAAGTGGGCATCCTCGACGGTGCGCGCCTTCTCTTGCTGGAAGGGGCTAAGGGCGTTCGCCAGCTTCTCGTCAAACTGCTGTTGCAGCGCTGCGGTCTGCTGCCGAACCAAATGCAACACGCCCTTGGCAATGGCTTCCTCGCTGAAGTCGCCGAACAACTCAGGGTCAACACCGGCCTCGATGGCCGCTTCAGCAGCAGCCACTTGGTTGTCGGTTTTGGTGGGCGCTATCCCGGCGTCCGCACGCTGTTGAGACTGGGCTTTTAGTTCGGCTAACTCCTGCAGGGCGGCCTCTGCTCGCTCCCGCTCCCGCTGTTCGCCCTCGCGGGCTGTCTTCGCGGCTTCGCGTTCATCCACTAACTTCTGGTAGTCGATGGTGTGCTTGCCGTCCCGCGCCAAAATCACCGCGTTATCGGGTGTCAGCTCGGGCTCGTTGCTGGCCTTCGCATCGCCTGGCGCTGGATCGTTCTCAGGGGTGGCGCAGGGCTCGCCACCAATTTCCGGCAAGCCGGTATCGCCCTCACCCAGCTCTAAAAGCCGGGCAGCCTGTTCTGCGGTCATTTCGCCGTCGGCGTGCTGCTGTAAAAACGCTTCTTGTTCGGTATTCATGCCTGTCCCGCCACATATCGCCGTGGCCGCTTGGGGCTTAGCAATGCAGGCCAAACAACGGCCTACTCATCGCTGCGCGCGTAGCGCTCAACTTACGAACAAGTGTCAAGACAGGGGGGGGGTCGAGCGAACCCTACAAAGGGACAGGGTTTTTGCAGGTCAAATTGCAGGCGTAAAAAAACCCGCCGAAGCGGGTCAAGGTCTTGCACGCTGTTCGTTTTAAGCAGTGCCACCCACGTCATGGCGGCCAGTCGTTTGCTCTTTGCTCATGCTCCTAAGTTGTCAGTGGTGGCGGGTGTCTCGATGCCCTGCATCGGCGAGCCACCTTGCTGCGGCACCGGGGGATAAGCCGGGCTGGTGTTCTGCTGCACAGCAGGCGGCAGCTGCTCACTGCCTGGCTGCGCGCCATCGCCCTGAATGTACGGGCTGCGAATGTTCATCGCCGCGGCCTTGTCGACCGTCGGGAAGTTGGGATCGTCGCCGCCTGGTGTTGGTGAGCGGTAGCCAGCGCCCTGCATCACCGCGTCGGCAATCGGCGCGATCTGCGGCATCTGCGCCACCTGTGCGCCGGCCTGCATCGCGGAGTACGCAGCCTGCACACCGATCTGCACGGCACGCGCCTGGATTTCGGCAATCTCGCTCTCGCTCTTGCGCTCCTTCATCGCCAGCTCGCGCATCTTCACGTCAACACCAGACTTCTGCAGTGCGTCCTTCACCGCTTGCTCGATACGCTTCTCAACGGCCTCGGGAGACTCCTGCTCGGCAGCAGCGCGGATAGCCTCGACCACATCCTTCTTGAACGGCACATCCATGAGCGAAACCATGAACGGCAGCATTGCCGCCTGGTACTGCGCCGGCAGCGACTTGACCGCTTCGGACATAGCGTTGAGCTGCTGGCCGCGATAGCTCTTGGTGCTCGGCACGTCTTCCAGTGCCACTTGCAGGCGAGTGCGCTGCAGGTCGTTGCTCAGGTACGCATAGCCCAGCTCGTCGACCTCGGGCTTGTTGATCACCACCTCGCGATCCTCGCGCACGGCATCGCCCTCGATGATGATCGTCTGCGGCTTATCGCCCAAGTCTTCAACGATCATCGCCAGTAGCAGCTCGCCGACCATGGAGCGACCTGCCCGGAAGTTGTCCATCATCCGGGCCAGGCTTTGGTTGCTCTGCTCTACCTGGGTCTGCTCCTGCAGTCCGCTACGCGCAGTGCCCTCCTTGCCCATAAAGCCGCTGGTGACTGCAGACACGCGCTGGATGGCCTGACGGCTGTCTTGGATCAGCTGGAAGTGCTGGGCGTTGAGTTGGAAGTCGCGCTTCACATCAAAGCGTGCGCCGTTACGAGCCATGTGCTCGGCATTCAGCACAATGTCCGCGTCCACGCGGCCAACCTGGCGACGGAACTGAGCATCGGTCATATCCACTGCGCCCTTGGTACGCTCGGTACGGACCACAGCCATACCCCAGCGCAGCTTCGATATGCCGCTGTTGAGGCTGTCCTGCGGAAAGATCATGCCGCGCACATAGCCATACGGCACGCTGCTGCTGTCCTCGCGGAAGCCCCAAAACGGCACATAAGGGAAGTGGTTGTGGGTGTAAGACGTCGGGCCGTCGTGCATCAGGTGCGGCCCAAGCCAGTAGCTGCGGCGCACGCGGGCGACCACGGCCATGCTGTGCTTCACGGTGCCGCTGGCCACGGCAATGTTGTGCGCAAGGTTGTTCTCGTCGTACTCGACCACGCGGCCGTCGGGGCTGGTGATCACGGCCACGCTCACCCAGCGCCGGTACCACAGTTCCACCAGGCACACCTGCTTGCTCACCGGGTTGTACCAGCGGTCTTCCTGCACGGTGCGGTTGCGCGCCTCGCCCCAGGCATTGCTCAGTCCTGTCGATGATCCACCGTCTACAGCTTCAAGCGCCTGCTCAGCCCACCAGCCGGGACCATGGCGGTCAATCGATAAGATCAGCTCCTTGTGCTGCGGGAACACCATCGCAATGCGCTTGGGCACCAGCCAGCGCTTGCGGCGCAGGTAGCGGGCATCGCTCAGGTCATCTTCAGTAGCGGCAAAGTCCCAATCAATTTCACGGCGATGCACAGCCGTGCAACGGTACGGGTACTTGAATGGGTCGCTCTCGCGCTTCACTTCCACCCAGCCCAGGCCAACGGCGATCTGCGGGCGGAAGGCGTTACTGCACGCGGCATCGGCCTTGCTGTGTCGCTCAGCCTCGTTCAGCTTGAAGTTCAGCGCATCCGCTATGTCCTGGCCGCCCGTCTGACCGTTAGCCGTCACGCGCCAGTCGCTGCGGATGGTCGCCTCGTAGCCCTGGATCGATAGCAGCGCCGGGCCTACCAAGTCCTCAACAGCAGGCGGAATGCCCAGGTCGCGCTGGCGTTGCAGCAGGTCGCTGGCCAGTTGGTTGCCGTCGGCATAGTCCATTTCCTTGTCGGCCGTAGCGCGCCAGTGCGGCTGCTCTTCGATTTCCATCAAGAACTCGGCGTACTCTTCCAGGGTGATTGCCAGCTCATCGGCGGCCTGGGTGTCTGGCGACTTAATCGCGGTGGCGTCCATGGTGATTCCTCAAGTGCGCCAGTCGGGCGGCGGGGCTTCTTGGTAAGTGGTTGCGCGGGTAGCGCCGTCGATAAGGTTCAGCTCTTTGGCCTGTGCGTACTGGCGATAGGCGTCGGCGCCCTCGCTGCAGCCGTTGGCCTTGTTGGGCGTGTCGATGTAACCGTTGGCGGCGCGGCTAAAGACTTTCTTGTAGCCCTCCAGCCGCTCGATACCCTTCTTGCAGCGCACCTCGTCGAAGTAGGCGCCCTTCAGGTGCTTGCGCACGGCATGGATACCGGTGATCAGCTCGCTTATGCGGGGCAGCACAAAGAACCGCTCACCTGGCATCAGGTCTTGCAGCATCTGTTCTGTGCTCTTGTTGTAATCGCTCAGGCGCTCATGCGCGGCGTCATGCGGCAGGAAGTGCGTGCCGAAGATGTAGCCCTTGGCGCGCAGCTCGGCGACGTAGTGGCGCAAGTCCTTGTCGTGATCTTCGAAGTAGTCGATAAAGCGGTCGTCGCCGCGACTCTCCTGCTGGAACCAGATCGCGCAACCGTCCTTCTTGCCAATGTCCCAGTAGGTGTTGACCGGCACATCGAGGACTGGCAAGCGCGTGACACCACCACGCTTGCGCAGAGCGATCATATCCTTGGCGTAGTAGTTGCCTTCGGTGCTGACCTGGAAGGCCTCGGCCGGTGTCGACGGGTACTCTTGCCACATCCGCTCTTCAGCGCCGGCAAAGTCGGCCTGCTTGGTGGCGACATACCAGGCGCGCTGGTCCGGGTCGATCCTGCAGTCCATTTCAGCTTCGATTTTGTCGAAGTAGTCGTGCTCATCACGGGTGATTGCCACGGTTGTGACGGGCAGGCGATAGCGCGGCTCTTGCCACCAGGCGTAGAAGTGGAAGCGGTAGTCTTTGGGCGTCAGCACCTTCTTGCTGGCATGGTTGGCCTGCGCGATGCCTACCATGTTGAAGAACTCGCCTTCACGGCCTTCAGCGGTACTCTCGATCACCAGCACGCCGTTGGTTGGCACGGCCGGTATCGAACCGGTTACTACTTCCTGCGCCTTGTCCGGGTACTTGGCGCAAATCTTCCCGAACTCGGAAACGTGCAGGCGGTGGATGGTGCCCGAGCGCATTGACGTGCCGACGCGCACCGAACTGTTGTTGTGTGCGAAAAGCAGCTCTACCGCGCTATCCCTGGCCAGCGGAAAACGCTCACGCAGCTCTGGCGGCAGGTTCTCGTAGGCGAATTTGACCTTATCCCGAAAGATCGTTTCGGCTGCCTCACGATCCTGGGCAATGATCCCGCAGCGCTGGTTGGCATTGAACAGAGCGTGGTCCAGCCACATCACGGCAATCAGTGTGGTGAAACCCAACTGGCGTGCCTTCAGGATCAGGTTGCGGTGCCAGAGCCGACGGATAAACCGCTTCTGCGCACGGTTGGGCGCAAACGGCATGACCAGGTTGTCTTCGCCGTCATCGCCCTTAATCATGATCTTGTACAGGCAGCCGCTAAACAGCCGCCACTCTGGATTGAGCAGGCAGCGCTCCAGCTCTTCGGCGTTCGATGGCAGCTCGGCCAGCGGCTTGGAGACAGTCGCAGCCATCATCAACCCTCGTCGTGTTCAGGGTCGTGCGCCACAGGCATAAAGCCGACGTTGCCGGCTGCGTTGATCCGCTCCAGCACTGCCACCAGCGGGTCGACGCGCTGCTGGTTGTCCAGCTCATACAGGCCCAGGTGCTTGAATAGCTTCTCAAGCGCGGTGTTCTTGTCGCTGACCTTGTACTCAGTGACGGTCGTTTCGCCCTTGCCGTCTTCATCCTTGCGCGTACTGATCTTCACGCCGCTGATAGCTGCAGCCGTATCGTCGTCCAGCTCATGTATGTCTTTAGGCTCGCCGTCATCGCGGAACAGCTTGCGCGGGTCGAACAGACCGATGCGCGCGACCTCCTGCAGCACACGGTCAGCGGTGATACCGGTGCGCTCCTGCTGCTTGGCTAGGCCAGCTTCGATAGCGGCCCTGACCACAGGTTTTAACAGGTTCTCAGTCGCCATCTGCTGCGCGGTCTTTGCGCTATAACCTGCACGAATCGCGGCCTGCGTGCCGTTCTGGTCAACCAGGTACTCATCGACAAAGCGCTGCTGCTTTGCGGTGATACGCACCTCTGCTTCCTGCACCTTCACAGTCTTCTGCGCACGCGCCTTCTCACCTGCTGGCTTCTTAGAGCTGGCAGGTGTTGGCTTGGCTTTGGGCGTTACTTTGGGTTTGGTAGTCATGCCGCAATGGTGGCGGCACGCTATGGGGAGGGGCGAACCCTACAGGGGGTTAGCTTTCGGTCGAGTAAGCATCGTCAACTGATCACCCATCATGCGGGCTGAAAGCGATCTGTCGCTACGCTAACATCAGGGCCTACCAAGGAATCTAATCAGGGCCGCGCATGGACTTCATCGCTTCACTTCTCAGCAGCACTACTGCTTTCTTTACATCGATCGACTACACACCACTCAAGCAGTTCGTTGACCTTAATGATGCTCGTAATCTCGCGGCTATCGTAGGTGTCATCATTACGGTTAATGCAGCCAGCAAGAAATGGGGTACTGCAGCGATTTACCAGGCGCAGATCGGGTACCAGATAAACCGACCAACCCGTATCACTAGCCTATCGCTGGCAAACCTCAAGGATAAGCCACTGATCATCTACCGCATTATTGCACGGTTCAACGAGAGCAAAACCTATGTGATCCTGCAGGAGTTCAAACCTCCACTTGTCATTGACGGGCTCAAAGCAACAACGCTTGACCCAGATGCGTTCTCTTCACTTGATGCCGAGAAAAATCCTTTCGACGACTTCGACGCGAAGATGGACATTATTCTGGTCACAGAAAGTACCGCCGTAAAATGTAAGCCAGCTAAGTCGCAAGAAAGTCTGACGCTGAAGCATATGAAGGGATTCACCCAAATCGGCAAGTCGACAAGGCTATTCAACAAAAAGGTCTATACCGCTCAGGCAGCTTACGCCCTCGTCTATCGGCACAAGGACACAGACTGCACAAGCTTTCTTCTCCACGGCGGTCACATCATTGATGAATGGCCATTCCGATATAACGCCATTTCCAGAGAAAGCATGAAAGACGAAACAAGCCTGCTCAATGCTTTACGTGACCTATCTGAACAGGTCGGAACGAAAATACACGCACAAAAACTCACTAGCTGACTCGCTCAGACAAGAAAGCCCGCACTAAGCGGGCTTCTTTCTACGCCGGATCATTCATTCGTGGCGAATGCACAGGAATGACGATGCCTTTCGGCGCCATCATGACCAACCTAGAACCCTGCCAGTCCTAGCTGCTCGTCACACCCCTTCCCCTTCAGCGCCGTCTTCACTGCGCGCAGCTCCCGGCGCAGGCTCTTGACCTGCAGCGACAAGTCAGCGGCAATCATCGCCACGTTACGGCTCTGCTCGATACCGACGGCCTGCATTGCTACACCCGCCAGCATTGCGGCCAGCATGCGGTCTTCTTTCGGAGTGAGCGTGAGCACGTCGTCGCCTATGTCGATCTTGACTGTACCGCACGGCAGGATCGTTTTGCTGATCACGCGGGCGGCGTCATGGACCTCGGCAGGGGCATAGATGCCACGGCGCACCCTGACAATCATGCCGGCATTAACGAGCGTGCCCACCCGGTCGTCGATGGTCGTCGCCGGCAGATCAAGCAGCTCGATCAGCGCTTCGCGGGTCACAATTTGCTCCAGCGCGTGCAGCTCTTGCACCGCCTCAAGCACGCGTCCGGTCGACGACTGGCTGCTCAGATCGGACGTTGCAACTATCCGGCTTGTAGTCATGCACACCCCCAAAATTTCATGCTGAATTTTACTACAACAACACCCTGCAAACCATTAATGACGGGGTTTACAGGGCTTTCGATGTCACTTGACCCAGTGCTGCTTGAGCCCACGCAGCCACCACGCCAAACAGGGCAATTCCGATTTGCGCAATCACTGGGCCGCCCTCTTCAGCTCGCGCTGCTTGGCGCGGTACTCGGCGGCAATCGCCTTCAGTTCTGGAATACTGTACTTGCGCGGCTCATGGTCAGCTTCCAGCGCCTCGACAGCAGCTAGACCAATGCGCTCGATCAGCCCGGCACGGAACCCGTTTTTGACTGACTCGCCCTTGCGCGCGTATTTGTTGGAGCCGCCGTTACAGCCCTTGCACTGCAGCCAGATGTTTTGCTCAACCAGGCGCAACTCAGGCCGCGCACCCTTGCTCAGGTAGTGGCCACCATCCCAGGCGCCGCCCGTCTTCCAGCCCTGCTCGGCTTGCACCTGGGCCTGGTCCTTGCCGCAACTCATGCAGCCACTGCCGAGGGATAGCTCTTCCAATCGCCGTGCGCCCTGCACGGCCTTGGTCGCCTCTTCGACGAACCAGCCGTAGCTCCTTAACGCCTCTTTGCGCACCTTGATTTCACGGCGCTCGCGCTGCTCGATAGCGATACGCGCCCTCTTCTGGTTCGCCGGCTGCTTTGCCTCGGCTATCGCGCACTTGGGGCTGCACACCGCTTGGCCAAGGCGTTGCGGTATGAACCTCTCCCCACACGCCGGGTTCTTGCAGTCCTTGGCCTTGGGCTGCTTAGTGGGCAGGCTCATGCAAAACTCCCAAACTGTTCAGCGGCAGCCATGGCATCGGTCTCGGTTTCAAAGTGCGCAGACAGAACCAGACGCCAGCAGGCGTTGAACACATCGCGGTAAAGCGGCTCGAAAGCCGTGTCATCCATGGCAGCCCAGCTGATCGACTTGGCCTCGCGCCGGATGCCTTCGGGTGTCTGCACCAGGTTGTAATGCCCGGCCTCGATGGTCACCCACTCGCGGAAAGCCTCACGGCTCTTGTCCACTGCCGGGAATCGTTCGGCGCGATCGGTCTCCAGCTTCTTCAGGTACTCCCCCACTGCTACCTGCAGCTGTCCTGGGCGCTGATTCAAGTCCTCGAAATACTTGGCCAGGCCTTGAATGCCTCGCAGCTCTTGGCGTGGGATCAAGCCGCCCTTGGGTTCCCAGTAGTCGTAGGCCAGGTCCAGCATGGAGAAGAACTTGCCGTGAAACTTGGCGTTGCGCATGCGGGTGAACTTGCCGTGAACCGTCTGTCCTGCCTTGAGTTTTTGCACCTGCTCGCGATCGGCTTCGGTCGCCGGTACCAGGCCGTGCGCAGTGCGGATTAGTGCTAACTCAGCCATTACAGGATGTCCTTACGGGCAGATGCCCAGTCGAATACCAGAACTATCCCGCTCGCCTCGCTCAGCCTGTCAAAACTACGCTCGCCAAGCACTTCACGCAGATCAGTAGGAAACAGATTGCTGATCACAATGGTTGGGCGCATCGCCTCGTAGCGTCCGTTGATCACAGTGAAAAGGGTTGCCTGCTCAAAGTCATTGGCTTTGGTCGCCCCCACTTCGTCGATGATCAACAAGTCTGGCTCTACCAGGCTGGCGAAAGCCTGCGCCTCGGTGTAATCGGAGTTGCGGTCATAGCTACCCTTGATGTACTGCAGTAGGCCGCTGACGGTGCGATAAACCGCTGTCATGCCAAGACGGTTAATCAAGTGGCGTGAAATGGCCGCAGACAGGTGAGTTTTTCCCGTACCGGGGTTTCCCAGCAGCGCCAGGCAACGTCCCGCAGCTGCATGCTCAGCAAAGTGCTGCGCATAAGCTCGGCACGCAGCCAGATTGGCTTCCTGTTGTTTGCTAGTGCAGTGGTACTCGGTGAATGACTTTTCGACAAACCGCTTGGGGATCATCGCTGCGCCCAGGCGCTGCTCGAGCTTCTTGCTCTTAGCCTTGGCTGCCTGCTCAAGTACCTCCCTGTCCTCACGCAGGCGGCGATCCTCTTCGGCGCAGGCCGGGCATCCACTTGGGTGATCAGTCTTGCTAGAGGTGACCGACACAAAGTCACCGTGCTGCTCGCAATTGCAGAGCTGCTTATCGATCACGCCGCAGAGATTGCGCTCGATGTCGCTGATATTCAGATCAAGCGAAACCATAGCTGCCGTCCTCCCTGGGTACTAGCCCTTCTGGCGCTGCGCTCGGCCCATGGGTAACGAGGCGGCGAGTTGGCTGCTGGCGGTGCGGCCTCTGGCTTCGCATCCATCGGCGCCAGGTTGCATGCCAGTCGAGCTTTGTTGCCTGGCTGCCAGTCTTCGCCGTCCAGTAGTCGCGAAAGTCTTCAGCGATGGCGAGCAATGCCTGCTGGTCAAACTCGGGGTGATTGGCTGCGCTCTGCTCGAGCCAGTCAGCAGGAATTGTCCAATCTGCAGCGAGGCGCGAACCCTTCGCGCTACTGATCTTTAGTTTATTGATGGTTAAAGGATGGTTAAAGGACGGATTGGGTGCAGCTGCTGCACCCCGCTCGGTCGTCAATTGCACCCCGTTCGTGCAAGGATTGCACCCCGCTGCTGCGTCAATTTCACCCCGTTCGGCACTACCGAGTGCAGCAGTTGCACCCCGCTCTGCTCCGGGTGCAGTAGCTGCACCCCGTTGCATAGCCAGGTCATAAACCACTGGGCGACGATCGTGGCGGTCGATATAAGCAGCTGCAATGGCCTGATTGCCAAGACTGATTACGCCAGCTTCGCGCAAGGCTTCCAGGGCGGTGCGAATGGTGCGAACAGAGAGCCCGGTGTCCTCGCTCAAACTGTTGGCCGAAGGGAATGCCGCCTTCCCGTTCTTGTCGGCATAGTTGGCCAGGCACAGCAGAACGTGACGCGCGGATGGCGTGGTAACGACGCGCTGCTCAAGCGCCCAGGTCATTGCCTGAACACTCATTGCACGGCACTCCGCATGCTGTACTCGGCTACCCTGACCTTCTTGCCGTCGCGGTTAATGACCGCCACCAAGGTGCGCTCAACCGCAAGCCCCGCGTTGATCAGGTCGTTGATACGGGCGGCCAGGCGAAAGCAGCCAAACGCATCAAGCGCCTCGATGGCCGTTATCGTCTTACCGGTTTCCAGGTGTCGCCTTATGGCTGCGCACTGACTGCTGCTGGTATTGCTGTTTGGGTTATCGTTAGCCATAATTCCTGCCTGATTGTTGTAACGAACTAGGCGCCCTGTCCGGCGCCTTTTTTGTGCCTGCGATTCAGCCGCTACTCTTCCCACTCCAGTTCCTGACTCAGGCACGGCTGCTTCAGGCCGATCTGCGCCAATGCGCGTAAATGCTCCACGTATTCAGGGTCAAAGCACTTCATGCCAACCGGCACGACCTTTAGGCCCAGGTGCGCGAGCATTTCGGCAGTCTTGGCCAGGTGGCCGTCTGACTTCTGCCGGCTGACTAGGCTTTCACTTACGCCCATCAAGTCAGCCAGGCGCGCCTGCCCAAGGCTTGCAAGTGCCTTCAAGATGGCCGCTTCGTTCTTGCGTGCTTTGTCGGTGGTGATCATCTTTAATGGCCTCAAGCAGGCTGATTGGCTGCTTTTTAGGTGAATCTGTTTTCACTGGAGCGGCTAAGCGTCGGACTAACTTGGTGCAACCTGGTGTGGGAACGGCCTGATTTCTGTTGCGGTCAGGGAGCCGTCCGGATGCTCGGTAACGAAAATCTCGCGCTTGGCTTTTAGCGCCTTGGTAATCGCGGGGGCGCTCACGCCAAGCCCTTTGGCCACCGCCGCCTGGCCGAGCCGAACAACAACGTCTTTCAACACTACTTTCTTCATTTCATGCCTCGGGAGCAGGTCCATTAACGCCAATATTAACCGGCGGTTATTCTTGTGGCAATACCGGCGGTTGCTGTCAATTAATTAACCTCCGGTTAAATTCAGCCAATGAGTAAAAAGAAAGATCTATCCCCAGCCCTGAAAGCTGAGTGCGACGCGGCCAAAGCCCTTTTCACCTCTCGGAAAAATGCCCTGGGACTGACTCAGGCCAAGATCGCGGAGGCGGCCGATATTTCACCAGCCGCCGTGGCGATGTACCTGAATGGCCAGAACCCGCTGAACGCGAAATTTGCTGCTGTCCTATCGCGCCTTATTGGCGAGCCGGTTGAAAAGTTCAGCCCGCGACTGGCAACTGAGCTCAAGCAAATGCAGAGCGCGCCTTCGTCGCAAAACGCTGGCGCTGCCGACAAAGTCCGTCAGATGCTAGACAAGGTAGGGAAAAGCCTGACAGACGATGCGCGTCAGCAAATTATCCGCGCAGCCTCGGAGGGGGCTGATCATGGCAACTCCAACGTAATCACTGGCGACTTCCGCCGCACCGGCATGGTCGGCGATGAAATTCGCATCGCGCACTATGACGTCCAGGGCGCGATGGGGAATGGCAAGCTCGTCCACGATTTTCCGGAAATGTTCCGCGACGTGACAGTGAGCCAGCAGCACCTGAAAGAGCTTGGCGTAAAGTACCAAGACCCTGCGCACCTAAAGCTGATCACCGGCGACGGCCAGTCCATGGAGCCGACGATTCAGGACAAAGACCCGCTTATCGCGGACGCCAGCATTCGTGAGTTTACCGGTGACGGCATCTACGCTTTTGTTTGGCAGGGGCTTTTTTACATCAAGCGGTTGCAGATCAAAGACTCAGATCACTTCAAAATGATCTCTGACAACAAGCATCACGACCCCGAAATAATCAGGATCGATGAAACGTACATCCAGGCAAGGATTCTGCTGGTTTGGAATGCCCAAAAGCTCTAACCATCGTCACGACAAGGAAGACGTCATGAATGCTCGAATCACTACCCTGGCACTTTTACTGGCAGCCTTGTCACCCTGTGTTGCCATGGCCTGGGATGGATACGACGATCAGTCAGGATCATCAGTAGAAATTGATCAAGGCAACTTGGTCCGGCCTGGCGAAACCATCGAGTTATATGACTATGGCACTAGTGAATACCGTGATGTTCAGGTTGAGTCAGTCGAGCGCAATGGCTCATCAGTTGAAGTCGAGGTATACGACTACGACAGTGGCGAGTACCGCACGCTAGATATGGAAGACTAAAGCAACTTAATGCAGTCGGGCCCGCTTCGGCGTAGCGCAACCCCAGGTTAAACTAGCGCCAAAAATGAGGGATCATCATGAAGAGTCTAGTCGCAATCATAATCAGCGCCGTGCTCGCTGCAAGCTCGGCAACAGTCTTTGCCCACAGCGGTGGAACCGACTCAAAAGGCTGCCACCGCAATCATAAAACGGGTGATTACCACTGCCATTAAATGAAGTAGCTCCTTGGCCATTGGCTAAGGAGCTATTTGCTGCACAAGGTGTGCGTCCATATTAGTTACCCTCTACCGGCCACTGCTTGGCCGGGTGTTCTGGCGCTCCACCGCCCGCCATCGGCGCGGGCAGAACATTGCAAAATAGATACGACTAAGTACAAATTGAACGACTGGCAAGGAACGCTGCAATGATCTGGGACGCTTTATCTACTTTAATTGGCCTGGCTGTTCTGGCATGGGCTTATGGCTCCGCTGGGGAACTACACCGCGCTAACTTCAGGCAGTGGATTGCTGGGCATTTTGAGCGAGCCAAACCCATCTCCCTGAAACTGCTGATCCGCACGGGTTTTGTGCTGACAGGCACACTGACAGCTACCATTGTGTACTTCTCAGGCCTTGAGATTTACAAATTCCAGACAAGCCTGGAACCACTTGCCAGAAAAGAAGTATTTACGCTTCTCGTAAACGTATTCAATTTACTCGCCTACTCAGTAGCATCTTTTGCACTCTTTTTAACCTTACTCAAACCTGTGCGTCCTGCCAGAGTTCCCCTGATCCTCACCGAAGGTCAGCCCATCACGATAAGCCTACGCGCCGAACCTGATATAGAGGCCTTCAAGGAGGCTATGAAGAAGGGCATTACAATGACAATCGGTGTTGAGAACGGCGAGCTGTACATCGACGCACAAAATCTGGACGGCTTTTCTTTCACCAAGTCCTGACTGATCACACATGGAGGCATCGTAGATGGCTCCTGTTAGCTTTAACCGCCACAAGGCCATAGATAAGGACATCGCGTGCGGTCACTGATTATCTCTTTTCTGCTTGCTGTGCTTTTCCCATCACTGGCTTCAGCCGAGCAAATCAGCTGCAAGGTTGTGGGCATCAGTGACGGAGACACCCTCACCTGCCTTGCATCCGGCAATAAGCAGATCAAGGTTCGGCTGGCAGAGATTGATGCGCCTGAGTCCAAGCAGCCATATGGTGCACAGTCGAAACGAATCCTTTCCGACCTTGTTTTCGGCAAGCTGGTTGTCTTGAGCATTCAAGATACAGACCGCTACGGCAGGACCGTAGCTCGCGTGCAATCGGCAGGTGTCGACGTCAATTATGAGCTGGTAGCGCGCGGGGCTGCGTGGGCTTATACGAAGTACCTCAAAGACCAAAAATTACAGGACGCCCAGACCTTAGCAGGGAACATGGAGAAAGGCCTTTGGGCACTTCCCGATAGTTCCAGGGTTGCTCCGTGGGACTGGCGAGCAGGTGAAAGAACAGCTAGTGCACCCAAAGCAGAGCCTACCCGCACTTCGTCCTTTCCTAAACTTGGGAATGCGACTGGTGATGGCGGATTTTCATGCAGCACGATTAAACACTGCTCGCAAATGAGCGGTTGTGCTGAGGCCATGCATCAGTTGCGAGTCTGCAGAAACCCGCAAATTGACGGTGATCGTGATGGGGTACCCTGCGAAGCGATTTGCAGATGAGCACTTAATTTACTGGGGCGATGCGGAGAAGACTCTGGCTTTTTCCCGATTTTCGACAGTGAACATAAATCCAAAAATGAACAACAAAACAAGGAAGTAGAAATGCTAACTGCCAAACAATTACTGGCTCTCGTCGCTGTCGTAGCTACCCTTTCTGGCTGCGCCACCAAGAAAGACTTCTATGCCACGGGTGGCAGTCGCGCTGATGGCTCCGTGGACATGGCTCATGACTTCGCCCAATTCGAGAAGCCGGTCATCGACATTGCCCAAGCGCAAAGCATCGCCAAATCCAAGTGCCGAGTGTGGGGTTACAGTGACGCTGAAGCATTCGGTGGCAAACAACTGAAGTGTCACCAATCCAATGGTTACGGCACCTGTATTGCTGGCCAAGTTATCTACAAATATCAGTGCCTCGGCGACCTGGGCGCGGCGCCACAGTTTCAACCATCAGCAGCACCGCTATCCGCCACGCCTGCAGCCGCTGGCAGCATGGGTAAAGGCGAATGGCAGCAAAACCAACTCAATGAACTCAACCAAACAACAGGCTTGACCTATGAGGAGTACCAAAAAAGGTACAAGGCAATCATGGGTCAGTAGTGAGCTTCCTATCTAGAAGCCTTACGCCAGGCCAGGCAATCCGCATCAGCGTGAATGAGGACGCGGATATGGCCGAGCTGGAGCATCGGATGCAGGTCGACGGCATCCGTATCCGCGTGGCCTCCCACAAGTCCAGCCGTACCAAAATCAATACGCGCGCACCCTCTGGCATAACTCCAGAGTTTATTGGCGAGGCCAACCTGCAAGGCAGTCTGGCGCTGAACCGCGCCTGCAGCGAAGAGATAGTAATCACCATTAAGCCAGGTGCTGTGCCGGCTGATGCAATGGCAGCGCTCGTAAAGAGTGGCGTGCTTGTTGGGCTCGCAGATAGCCATAGCGTCCAGGCGGCCTTAAGGATTAAAGCACCGAGGGATTTGCTGGTGTTGCGGCAAGAGCTAACATGAAAATGAGGAGTTATCGGGGATACTGTACGAGCCGAGATGGAATAGTCGCGACGCTTGAGATAGACGGTAGATTGAGCCAGTATCCTGTGCAGCCTGCCGCTGTGATAATGGACGATGAATAAATGAAGACGGAGCTGATGCGGTGATGTATGCCGGGAATTAACCCAGAGCTGCTCGTATGGGCACGAGAGACTGCCGGCCTTACTCGAGAGAAGGCTGCCAAAGCTCTATCTATCGGTGGGAGCAAGGTTCCTGCCTTCGAAATGCTGAGACGCTACGAGGAAGGCGAGAAGGAAGTTTCTAGAGCTCTTCTCGTAAAGATGGCCGGCGTGTATCGCCGCCCTCTTCTCGTTTTCTATCTGCCATCTCCGCCTGCCCGAGCTGAGCGAGGTGAAGACTTCCGCACCCTTCCTGATGAGCTCAGGATCGAAAGCAAGGGAAGCCTCGATGCGCTAGTACGCGATATTTATGTGCGGCAAGACCTTATAAAAAATGTCCTTCAAGACATTGAAGAGGCCTTTCCTCGTGATTATGTTGGAAGTGTAAAGCCTGACTTAGAACCCGCTTCCGCCTCTCTACGCCTTGGCGAGCTTATCGGATTCGACATCAATCAATTTAGACGCTTCGGAAAAACTGAAGAAGCGTTTTCTTACCTGAGAAAACTGATAGAAGCAAAAGGTACTTTCGTACTTTTAATTGGGAACCTTGGCAGCCATCATACAAATATACCTGTCGAGGCATTTAGAGGTTTTGCGCTGTCTGACAAGATCGCACCATTCATAGTTATAAATGATCAGGACGCTCCTTCCGCGAGATCCTTTACACTTCTTCATGAGTTTGCCCACATATTGATCGGCGTAACAGGCTTGAGTGGGAGTCGTGCAGAGCAGGCAATAGAACGGTATTGCAATGATATCGCCAGCCTATTATTGCTGCCGCCCGGTGACTTAAGCAAAGAGAACTGGCACGCAGAAAACATTGAAGTTCTTACTCGTAAAATTTCGGGTTTCGCAAGAAGCATAAACGTAAGCGGCTCCTTGGTCGCATATCGATTGCTCACTGCCGGCATGATTCAAGCGGATACATGGAATCTTCTTTCTCAGAAGTTCCGAGAATTATGGGTGGCGCAGAAGGCGGCCGATAAAGAAGGTCGTGATGGATCTAGCGGCCCGAGCTATTACGTTGTTCGTAGGCACAAGCTCGGCGGGGCCATCGTGGACCTAGTTCAGAGAACGATGCGCGAAGGCGCATTGACTGCCACAAAGGCCGGAAGAGTACTGGGCGTAAAGCCCGCCAATGTCTATAACTTGGTTGGCACATTATAATGGCACTTGATAGGAAGCTTTACCTGCTGGATGCAAACACGCTAATCACATCAAACGGCGTTTATTATCCGCAAACAATGGTCCCAGAACTTTGGTCATGGCTTTTGCACCAAAGCAAAATCGGCCGCATCAAGATGCCGATCGAGATATACGAAGAAATCCTGGCAGGGAAAGAAGATATTTTAACTAACTGGCTTAAAAAACCGGAGGTTAAAGAAAATCTCATACTTCAAGAGGATGCAGACCCTGTAGGCGTAGCTCATGTCACCTTCAATGGATATGCGGCAGACTTGAATGAAAACGAACTCGCATATATAGGGCGAGATCCATTCTTAATATCATACGCTCTGTCCAGCCATATAGATCGATGCGTAGTGTCTCTTGAGACATCTAAGCCTACAGCTCAAAGGCAGAATAGAAAGGTACCTGATGTGTGCAAGGCTTTGGGGGCGCAGTGTTGTGATGTATTTAGTATGATGCGCGCGCTCGACTTCAAAACTGGGTGGGACAAAATCAAGTTATAGCCAAAACGCTTATTGAGCCCCGTCACCCCACGGGGCTTTTCATTTCCGGCCTACACTTTTACCTCTACCCAGGAGGTATCCATGGCCAACCTCGCTCTGCTCCATCGTTGCACTACAAAGCCAGCTAACACTCAAAGCACCAGCACTGCCAATTGCGCTTGAAAAACAGCAGCGCGCCTACGCTCACCCAAGCATCTGCCTTTGATCGACAATATCATTGGCCTGCCGAACAACATGCACGAAGTTCCAATCCTGCAGTTCCTCTCCAGGAGTAAGGCGCGTGACACGCTGCTGTGGATCGGACGGTATTCTGTCGCCCCAAACAGCTTCAACAAGCAGCCCCTTTTTCCTAAGGCCTCGAGTAAGGGCGAAACGATCATCGCTGGCTATTTCTTCTGCCAGCAGCCTGAAGAAAGCGACGAGGTCGGCCGCTTCGCGGGCTGATCGCGCCTCAAACCGCTCTTCATGTCCTTCGATAAAATCCTCGAGCAAGACCACAAGAGCTGCATGCCACTCGGCATATACAACACAAGCGCGTGTTAACCCCTCCTTGGAATATGCGTAGATCACCCGATAAGGCTGGCCTGCCCGCACCATATCGGTCGATTGGATGACCTTCAGGCACTCTGCAGCAGTAGGAGCAACCATGTTCCTTCGGTTAATCGACGCGGCTCGTCCTCCAGCCGAAATTATCTCTGCACGAATTAGCTCATCAGGGTCAAATTTCTCCATGTTACGAAAGACAATGCTCGGCCGATCCACGCTCAAGGCAACAGCCATAGCCTCCGGATCAAGGTACACCCTGCATCCATCGGAAAAGCTGATCAGCTCTGCATCCAAGCATCTAGCATTTATGGCGCTGATTGCGATCGCCACTGGACGTGTAGCGGACTCAATACCTTGCTTCTCGAATGCCTCAACGACCATCGTCACTCCCTAAACATCCGAAAATACTCGTCCATTTGTATGCCTTGAATAAATCCAAATCGATCAAGCCAGTACCTAGCGATCTTGTCAAATTGCACCGACTGAAATACTGTATACACATACAGTTAAATTAGGTATTCGGTATGGCTAAAGCTGCCCTCACCCCTAAAGTGCCCAGCCCTTACGAAGTAATGGGAGCGCGCATCCAGAAGATCATCAACTCCCCTGCCGCTCAAAAGGCCAAGCACGCCCTACTCCATCGGCTACCCGATGAGCCGGAAGCGGCATGGGCGCAAATCCTCGAAGAGATTGGTGAAACCGACAACGTGACAGTCGCCCACCGCGATGACGGCGGGGTCGAACTCTTCTGGGTCGTACCGAAAGAAGACTGATCAGCACAGAACATCGAGCCCGCCACTGAGCGGGCTTTTTTGTGGGCCATCAAAAAGGCGCAGCCTCCTCCGGAGCTACCTCTTCAACATCCGCCACCCGACCATCATCGGCCAGCACATCCCAGCGCACGATAACGTCACCATCGTCCGCAAACTCTAAATGCAGGCCGTCTGTCTCCCCTAGTAACTCCATCACGCCATCCCACGCTTCATCCGTGTCTGTGTCCAGTCGGTGAATCCTCGCCTGGCGCTCTAGCTGCGCCTTGGGCGAACCGATCATCGCGGACACCCGCAGCCCCAGCTTCTCCAGCCCGGTCATCTCTCGCGGTTCTTGTTGCTGCGTTTTCTTCCTAGCCATTCAAAACTCCAGTACTGGATATGCATACAGCAAAGAAGAATCATAGCCGCTTCTTTCCGAAAAATAATTAACCGCCGGTATTGACCAGCAATATACCGCCGGTTAATGTTACTCCATCGCCGGCCAACACCGGCAGCAACAAAGGCAGCAATGCCTCGGGCAACCGGAACGCTCTTTAAAAACTTGATGGACGCCGAGCTGGCCGATGCATAGCCAGCGGACGTACCGCGCAACGGTACGCAGCGATTCGACCTTATGTCGGCGCTGGGCATAGGAGACCTCATTCGGAGGGCGTGGCTGGAGAGGCTGCGTGGTGTTTAGTAGGTGTATGGCTTATGGGGCCTCGACCCCTTGTCGCACTGAATGGCACTGACGGGAAAGCGACCGTTGGCCTATGCAATGAACAGAGATTACCTGCCCGCTACATGCGGGCAGGATGCTCTCCAGAAGGCCTTGAAAAGGGCTTTGCGGAAAGCGTCACTTTCGGCGATTAGAACCTGGTGCTCCACCTGAAACAGGGTGGCGGGGTTTTCGATAGCCGGATATTGAATGCAACTCTTCGCGCTTGATGCGCTGCTCCATGGCATATATTTCGAGGGCTAGGCCTGCCCCCCTACCTGATGGCATCTCATCTAAATCCCGCTTCATTTTCAGCAGGACTCGCTTCAGTCGCTCAATCATTTGAGTGTGTGTTTCTGGCGGCTTACTCATTTGTGCTTGCCGCCGCCTGGAGAGCCGCCGCGAAAGACCTGGGTTTCCGAATAGAGCGTATCGCCTCGCCCCGGCTTGTAGCGGGTCTTTCGCTCATTGCGGCATCCGTCGCACATGATCGGCGGATTTACCCAGTCGGCCTTGTACCAGACCTTAACGGCCTTACAAAACCGGCAGGTCTTTTCTAGCCACCCGGTCTTTGACTTGGGTATCTCGCTAGCAACGTGAGGCGTTGGAACGGGTGACGGGCTCGCCATTTCCATTGCGTTTTTTAGCTGCATGAGCACAGCGAGGTTCTTTACATCCATGTCGAAAGCCTCTTATTTCGCCTTACCACGAGATTATCAGCGAGCAAATAGAACGACCAGCGCCCGTGACGTTGACAGACAGGGAAATCGAGGCGAAGCGCGTAGTGAAGAGAACTATCGAGGATTTCTCGGTAGTTCGGAAACACCAAATTTTCACTGATGCGCCTAGGCAACAGGGCGCATTGGGAAAACAACCGGAGCAATGAACATGCAAGCGTACTGGCTGAAATTTGAAGGTAGACCGCCCGGCTGCGTTGAGGCAGCGAGCGAAGAAGACGCAAAGCGTATTGGCGCCGAATCGATGGGCGCAGCGGTGCTGGAGTGCGATCGCCTCCCTTACCCGGCTAACCCGCGAATCAACACACATATCTACCGAGAGGGTGTTACCTGCCCTTCCTTTTGCTTTCGTCCAGAGCAGTGCAAAGGCAAGACATGCTGTCCTCAGCGCCGATCCTGTGACGATTAACCAATCCCGTAACACGACCGGGACGCCGCCGGGCAACGCATGAAGCAGCACCCGGTAATAAGCAGGCTTGCCGCCTGGGCATAAGGCACCGATACAGCGCGAGTTGCTATCGGGGCGCTCACCTTCCGCCCCTTGGATAAGGGCGTTGCACGCTGATCCGGCGAGCAGCAGCAGAGGGTGCTCGCCCCGATGCCAATTCCGGCATCACAACCAGTTAAACGCTTTGTCGCGATTACTGGGCAGGCTCGCCGGGAGGCGACACACACATCGTGCCAGGTAACGCAGGAGCGAAGCCGCCAGCGATCTAGCGCAAAGGCCAGCCGGAATAGGCGCAAGCCGGCACCCACCCTACCCGTACCCATAAGCAGGCAACCAGGCCAAACCTTTGCGGAAAGTCTGAGGCTTGGCGCGCCTGACTTATGGGTATGCACCGAGGAATCAACCATGCACGCAATCAGTAATGCCGGCGCGCTTGAGGCTGGCCGCTACGCCGCAGATGAAACCAGCGACAGCCGCGCACGTTCGTTTGGCCAGCTCTGTGACCGCGCCCGCGACGGGCTTACCTGGCAGCAGATCGAAGAAGCCATGGCCGAAGCGCCAGCCGCCCAGCGCAAAGAGTTTTGGTCGCAGATGCTCAAGTTCATCGATACAGACCCTCGATTCATCGCCAAGCAGAACGTGTCACTGATCGCCGGGCCGCTTCAAGAAGCCGTCGCCCTGGCCGTCGACGCCCAAGTCAGAAAGGAGTTTGACCTATGAGCCGTATGCCCTTCCCTACCCTGATCGAAGAACAGCTGGCCGCCATTGAGGCTGGTCGCGTTGTTGAGCGCATCGCCGTCAGCGCCAGCAGCCTTCTTGGCGCTAAGTCGCTGGCCTACCAGCAAGGCATCGAGCCGCGCCGCGAGCCTGATTTCAAATACTGCTCCGGTGGGCAGTGGACGCTGGTTTATGAGGCGCGGCCATGAGCACCGCCCTCCAGCGGCAACTGCGCCACAGCATCTGGCGCGGTTTTGCCATCACCCTTCTCGTTTTTACCGCCTTCGCCTTCGCCCTTGATTACGTCGGCGATGAGCCCACACACCAGCGCCAGGCGCAGGGAGAGCAACATGAACGCAGCCACTGAAACCGAAATCATCCTGCTGCCGCCGCAAGACACGGCGCTGCAGGTGTACACCACCGCCAACGGCCTCGACCCTTTCATAGCGCATATCCGCGCGCAGATTGACGAGTTCAACAGCAACGTGCCCGACCTGAGCACCGCCAAGAATCGCCAGCTGTATGCCTCGATGGCGCACAAGGTCGCCAAGGCCAAGAACGCCTTGGATGCTGTAGGCAAAGAGCTGTCAGCCGAGGCTAAGAAAAAGCCCAAGGTGATTGACGCTGAACGCAAGCGCTGCTGGGACTTGCTCGAAAGCTGGCAGGCTGAAGTGCGCAAGCCGCTGGACGACTGGCAGGCTGCTGAAGACGCGCGCATTGACCAGCACCAAGCCGGCCTGGATCACCTGCGCAACACCAACACCGAGGGCGCTAGCGCCGCGATGATCAAGGCGCTGATCCAAGACCTTGCCGAAGTCACCATTGGCGACGACTGGCAGGAGTTTGAAGCCGACGCACACCGCGCTAAGGCCGCCAGCCTGGCCACCCTTAATGAGGCGCTGGCCGCCCAGGAGCGCCGCGAAGCTGAAGCCGCCGAGCTGGAAGCGCTGCGCAAGCAAAAGGCCGAGCGTGACGCCCAAGACGAGCGCGACCGTATTGCCCGCGAGGCGGCTGATGCAGCACGGCAAGAAGCCGAGCGCACCGCTCAGGCACAGCGTGACGCTGCGGCCCAGCGCGAGCGTGACCTAGAGCAGCACGCCGCGCAGTTACAGCGCGAAGCTCAGGAAGCGCAGCAGCGTGCCGAGCAGGCTGAGCGCAACCGCATCGCCGCTGAGCAGCAGGCCGAGCAGGATCGTATCGCCGCCGAGCAGCGCCAAGTCGAAGCGGTTGAGCGGGCGAACCAGCAAGAGCGCCAGCGCCAAGCTGACGAAAAGGCCCGCGCCGAGGCGGCCGCCAAAGCCCGCGAAGCCGACACCGCGCACAAGACTGCCGTGCTCACCGCTATCAAAGAGTCATTCATGTTGGCCGGCATCACCGAGGCGCAGGCGCGGGCCGTCATCAACATGATCCGACGGGAAGAAGTGCCCCGCGTATCCATAACCTACTGAGGTGATCGGCATGGCCGGCAATGATTTACAGGTTGTCACTGACGACATTTACGCCATGCGCGAGACTTTCGACGCGGTGCTGTGTGACAGGGCGCTCAGCTTTGAGCGCGAAGCTGGTTTCGCGCTTCAGGTTCTGTCGGGCAACAGCTACGCCACAAGTCTTGCAATCCGAAATCGACAATCACTCGCCAACGCAATTACCAACGTCGCGGCCATCGGCATCAGCCTAAACCCTGCCAGGAAGCAGGCGTATCTGGTGCCGCGTGATAACAAAATCTGCCTAGACATTAGCTACATGGGGCTTATGGACCTGGCCATGCTCACCGGCTCGATTCTGTGGGCGCAGGCCGAGCTGGTGTATGAAAAAGACTCGTTCGACCTAAACGGTTACGACGCCCCGCCCACCCATAAATACAGCCCGTTTGCGACAGATCGCGGCGAGATAGTGGGCGTGTATGTCGTGATCAAGACCGCCGACGGCGACTACCTGACTACCACCATGACCATTGCCCAGGTGCATGAGTGCCGGGCTATTTCAACCGCTTGGAAAGCCTACCTAAAGGACTCGTCAAAGACCTGCCCTTGGGTGACGCAGCCGGGCGAAATGATCAAAAAAACCTGCGTCAAGCGTGCCTACAAATACTGGCCGAAAACCGAACGGCTAGAGCAAGCCATTCACCACTTGAACACCGACAGCGGCGAAGGCTTCGCCAATGTCAGCGCTCCTGACTATGACGCTGCACTGGTTAAGGAGTGGGTGGACAGGATCGAGGCATGTGACTCACGCGCCGCACTAACCGAAACCTGGAAGGCTGCCGTCAACGCAGCCGACCAGGCACGCGACAAACAAGCCTACGAGCTGATCAAGGCGGCCGCCGTGAAGCGCGGCCCGATTGTCGATGAGCTTGATAAACAAACCCTGCACGGAGAACCAGCATGATCCTTATCAATTGCGAGCAAGGCAGCAAAGAGTGGCACGGTGCGCGTGCTGGCGTGATTACCGCGAGCATGTTTGCCGTGGCGCGCTCAACCGTTGGCGGCCTAACAGACCAGCAGGCCATTTATGTGAATGCCATGCTTGAAGGGCGCACCGAAGCCAAGGCCAAAGAGCTAGCCGGCTACAAGAACACGCCCACGTCCACCACCGTGCAAAAGGCGCTGGATGGCGAGAAGGTTGGCCAGCCGAGCGAGGCGGCCCTTAACTATGCGTTTGGCTTGGCAGTTGAGCGCATCGCCGGCGAGCCTCTGGATAACGGCTTTGAAACCTGGCAGATGCGGCGCGGCCATGAGCTTGAGCCCGAAGCGCGCATGGAGCATGAAAAGCAAACCGGCATGATCGTTGAGCGCGCCGGCTTCATCACCACCGATGACGGCGCCTTTGGTGCCAGCGCCGACGGCTTTATCAACCTGGACGGCGGCAGCGAATACAAGTGCTTCCTGGCGCCGGAAAAGCTGCGCAGCTTCCACATCGACAACGATGCCGGCGAAATCATGGACCAGGTGCAGGGCTGCATGTGGATTAGCGGCCGCAAGTGGTGGCACGTAGGCATGTACTGCCCTGCGCTCGCACCTGTAGGCCGCCAGCTCTGGTTCAAAGAGTTCAAGCGCGACGACGACTACATCGAGAAACTTGAAGAAGACCTGTGGCAGTTCAAGCTGCTGGTCGATGGGTTTGAGCAGAAGCTACGGAGCCAGCCGGGCAAGTGCGTGAAGGAGGCAGCGTAATGGCTCGCGGAGTCAACAAAGTCATCCTGGTCGGCACCTGCGGCCAAGACCCTGATGTTCGCTACATGCCAAACGGCAATGCGGTCACCAACCTGAGTTTGGCCACCAGCGAACAGTGGACGGACAAGCAGACCGGCCAGAAGGTCGAGAAGACTGAATGGCATCGCGTCGCGCTATTCGGCAAGGTCGCCGAGATTGCCTGCGAGTACCTGCGCAAAGGTTCCCAGGTCTACATCGAGGGCAAGCTGCAGACCCGCGAGTGGGAGAAGGACGGCATCAAGCGCTACACCACAGAAATCATCGTGGACATGCAAGGCACTCTGCAGCTGCTTGGCGGCCGCCCGGAAGGTGCTGGCGGTGACCGCGCCCAGCAGTCGCGCCAACCACACCCGCAAGCCGGCGCTGCACGGCAGCCACCAGCGCCTCGCCAGCAGCAGAGCCAGCAGTCAGCACCGCCTGACTTTGACAGCTTCGATGATGACATTCCGTTCGCGCCCCCATATCGGGGCACACATTGCCTTCTCATCTAACCAACACCAGGGCGCACACAGCGCCCTTTTCTTTGCGAGAAATTCGATGATTTTCATGACAACCAAAGAGCTGGAAGCCCACCACAAGGACTTGATTAAAAGCCTTGCGCGGCTGGATCAGGCATCCGGCACCTGGAATAAGGCAGACCGTGCCCGCGGTGAGGCCACCCGCCGCAACCTGCAGCAGGAAATCGGCCGTGTAGAAGGCGACCTGCACATGGCCGGCGCCTGGCCTAAGTCCGCTTAATCAACCCACTCATCACCTGGAGCACCGCTAATGTGGTTTCGTAACCTGCTGGTTTATCGCATCACCCAAGACGTCCAGTTCAACGCCAAAGCACTTGAGGCCGCCCTTGCAGCCAAGACGGCGCGGCCATGCGCCAGCCAAGAGCTGAACACCTACGGCTTTGTGGCACCGCTTGGTAAAGGCGAGAACGCCCCGCTGGTGCATGCTAGTAGTGGCTTTCTGCTGATTGCCGCGCGCAAAGAAGAGCGCATTCTGCCCGGCAACGTGGTCCGCGATGCGCTGAAGGATAAGGTCGACGAGATTGAGGGCGAGCAGATGCGCAAGGTCTACAAGAAAGAGCGCGACCAGCTGAAGGATGAAATCGTGCAGGCCTTCCTGCCGCGCGCCTTTACCCGCAAAGCAACCACCTTTGCTGCCATCGCCCCTGACCTTGGCCTGATCCTTGTCGACTCAGCAAGCCTGTCACGCGCCGAAGACTTGCTGTCTACGCTGCGCGAATGCATGGGCAGCCTGCCCGTGCGCCCGCTGGCAGTGAAGTTTGCGCCAAGCGCCAGCATGAGCGACTGGGTTAAGACGCAGCAAGCGGCCACTGACTTCTCCCTGCTCGATCGCGCAACGCTGTGCGACACGCATGCGGAGGGCGGAAAGATTGCCGCCACCCGCCAAGACCTTACCAGCGACGAAATTCAGCTGCACATGAGCGCTGGCAAGCAGGTGACCAAGTTGTCGCTCGCCTGGCAGGACAAGCTGTCGTTCGTGCTGGATAGCAAGCTGGTCATTAGCCAGCTGCGCTTCGAGGACTTGCTGCAGGACCAGGCTGAGCAGGATGGCGGCGAAGATACTGCCGGCCAATTCGATGCCAGCTTCACGTTGATGATGCTCACGTTTGGGCAATTCCTGCCGGCGCTTATTGAAGCACTGGGCGGCGAAGACGTGCCAACCGGAATCTGACCACTCTATAACTCAGGAATCAGCCATGCCTATCCGTCACAGCATCATCCACAACATCGACAAGAAACCCGACGGCAGCCCAGCCGTACTGCATACCAGCGAAGCTGAACTGCCCGAGTCGCAAGCACGCGACAACCTGCTGACCGATCTGAACGAGGCCTATAACGCCAAGCAAGGTAAGGCGTGGGGCTTCTTCCATGAGGAATCTGGCGCATACCCCTTCAGTCGCTGGCTCAAGGCCTACATCAGCTTAGAGCAAGACTTTACCGGGTTCTCCTGGCAGGCCGTCGAGCATCTGCTGAAGCTGATGGAAGAATCGAACCTCTCTACTGGCGGTCATCTTTTTATCGCCCATTACCAGCAAGGCTTGACCGAATACATGGCCATTGCTCTGCTGCACCAAGGCGAAGGTGTGGCAGTCACCGAAGCGCTCGGCGTTGCACCATCCAAGCACTTGGATCTTGGCCAGCTGCACCTGGCTGCACGCATCAATATCAGCGAATGGCTCAGCAACCCGAAGTCGCGCCAGTACATTTCCTTCATCAAAGGAAAGAATGGGCGTAAAGCTTCCGAATACTTCCGCGACTTCATTGGCTGCCAGGAAGGCATCGACGCGCCTAGCGAGACTCGCACTTTGCTCAAAGCCTTTAGCGACTTCGTAGAAAGCGAGGATCTGCAAGAGGTACAAGCCCGCGAGAAAACCGCAACTCTTGTCGGCTACGCCAGCAGCCAGGCCAAGCTAGGCGAACCTATCAGCCTGGAAGAGCTGGCAGCGCTCATCGACGAGAACAGCCCTGCAGCCTTCTATGACTTTATCCGCAATAAGGACTATGGCCTGTCGCCAGAAATCCCAGCAGACAAACGCACCATTAACCAGTTCCGCCGCTTCACCGGGCGCACCGAAGGCCTATCGATCAGCTTCGAGCAGCACTTGCTGGGCGGCATGATCGAGTTCGACGAGGCGAGTGACACGCTTCTGATCCGGAAAATCCCCGCACAGCTGAAGCAGCAACTGAAGCAGAAGTAGTTACCTCTGCCGCCTTCGGGCGGCCCCTATTCCAAGCCCAGCGCCAGCAGCGCAACGGGCTGCTATTGCCTGGAGAAAGTTATGCCGAACGTACTTTATGCCGGCCTGCGCAACCCTGAGCGCGACCTGAGCATCATTAACGCCCTTGCCGGGAAGTCGATCAGTGAAGTGGCAGAGCACCTGGCCCTTGCGCCAAGCACGGTGCGCGCCGCACAGCGCCGAATGGCTGACCTCGCCACCTTCAACCTCACCCTCACAGGGGGGGGTTAAGGACATTCCAATTGGGCCGGTGGCTGCCAAGTCATTCCGGCGCGCGGCGCTTGGTGCGTACCGCCACTTTTGCGGCACCTTCCGCAGCCTAGAGCTGAACCAGTGGGCTGTAACTGATGGCACCACCACCCTCACCATTCAAGAGCTTCGTGACCTCGACTCCGGTGTCGCATCGGTCACAGAAGACGATCAGGAATCAGCCACATGACCTCGATGAAGAAGCCAGCGCCGTTCGACTTCCACACCCAGTACGGCCTGCCGCTGGTCGAGACTGACGACGAGATAAACGTCGACTTGTTCGCGGGTGGCGGTGGGGCAAGTACCGGTCTTGAGATGGGCCTTGGTCGCCCAGTGCACATCGCCATCAATCACAACCCTGCCGCCATCAGCATGCATGAGGCCAACCACCCGGGCGCGCTTCACTTGCAAACGGACGTTTGGGCCGTTGATCCCGTCGAAGTGCTGGCCGGGCGCAACATTGGCTGGTTCCACGCATCACCAGACTGCACCCACCACAGCCAGGCGGCTGGCGGACAGCCTCGCAAGAAAGAGGTGCGCGACTTGTCCTGGGTGGTGATCAAGTGGGCCGGAATCGGCAAGCCACGAATCATCAGCCTGGAGAACGTGAAGCAGATCCGCCAATGGGGTCCGCTTATCGCCAAGCGCTGCAAGAAGACCGGCCGGGTGATGAAGCTGGACGGCACTATTGCGGCACCAGGTGAGCGCACTCCGCGCGGTGAGCAGTTCCTAGTGCCTGACCCGAAACGCAAAGGCACCACCTGGCACAAGTTCCTCGGCTGCCTTCGGGCGCTGGGCTATACCGTCGAACACAACATCCTCAAGGCCTGCGACTTCGGCGCCCCAACCAGCCGCGAGCGGTTGTTTCTGGTGGCGCGGCGTGACGGCAAGCCAATTGTATGGCCAAAGCCAACCCATGCCGCTAAGCCCGGCAAGGGCCAGAAGCCTTACCGCACGGCAGCTGAGTGCATTGATTTCAGCCTGCCGAGCCAGAGTATCTTCAACCGCAAGAAGCCGCTGGCAGATGCAACAGAGCGCCGCATCGCCAAGGGCATCAAGCGCGAGGTGCTGCAGAAGGCCAAGCCCTTTATCGTGCCAATCGCCAACTGGTCCCGAGATACGCTGCACCCGGTTGATCAGCCACTGAACACCGTCACAGCCTGGCCGCGCGGCGGATCGTTTGCAGTTGCCACGGCCTTCCTCGAGCAGGCCAACGGTGGTTTCAACACCATGCTGTCTCGCAGCATGGATCAGACAGTCTCAACGGTCACCAACAGCGGCAGCCAGCAGCGACTGGTGACAGCCAACCTGGTGCACCTGCGCGGCAACTGTGATGCGAGGGATGTAGAAGACCCACTGCACACCGTCAGCGCCGGCGGCACGCACCATGCTCTGTGCACGGCCTTCCTTTCGCGTCAGTTCGGCGCAAGCGTTGGCCAAGGTGTTGAAGAGCCAGCGCCAACCATTACTGCTGGTGGCGGTGGAAAGTCTGCGCTGGTTGAGCTGAAGCTTTCGCCTGATGCCGAAGAGGGAGCCTTGCGTTGTGCAGCCTTCCTGATGAAGTACCACGGCATTGGCGAGAACGTGGTCAGCATGGATGAGCCAGTCAGCACCGTGACCACTAAGGACCGGCTTGCACTGGTCACAGTCTGGATCGGCGGCGACCCGTATGTGATCGTCGACATCTGCCTGCGCATGCTGCAGCCGCATGAGCTGTACGCCGCGCAGGGCTTCCCGCCCAGCTACATCATCACCCGCGGGCACGATGGTCGGAAGTTCACGAAGTCGGAGCAGGTGTTCATGTGCGGCAACAGCGTCAGCCCACCGCCAATGGCTGCCATCGCTGCAGCAAACGATACCTGGTCACCGCGACAGGCGCTGGCCGCATAAATCACACCCTACCCGCCCACTCCCTGCCTGATGCTCGGGCGGGAGGGTGTTAAACGTAGCCGTTTTCACGAACTGGGCGGCCTAGAGTGACTCCATCCCAGATTGGATCATGTATTTCTGGACCGGTAGAACCAAGGCGCGAAATGTCATGAACCACAAGATACCTATGTCCATTAGCGCCAATAACTTCGACAGAGATTAACTCTTTATGGTTTTTCTCTTTGTCGATAAGACCGCCATTAAGATAGTCAGTCGTGTGGTCAATTTGAAGCATCCGAACTTCGTCTTTTGGCAAAACGAAGGGCTCAATGTGATTCGTTTTAACAACATGAAATGGCTCGTATGAGTGGTAATACCCAAGAGCATTTGGGCCGCGCAGAAGGCAGACGCTTCTAATAAAAAGGGTCCTGCTTCCTGTATTGCTCAACGTGTAAACCAAGTGCCGCATTTGCGGACTGATTTGCTTCCTGTCAGCAAGTCGTATCGTGGATGGGCTGAATGTTCGCTCAACCAAGTTTAAAACCGCCCCGGCAGGCTTATGCAGAGTAGAGAAGTACAAGCTAACAACCGAAATAAACAGCGCACCGCCCGCAATTAGAAGCGTCAGTTTGTCCTCAAGCCCCACATCAAACTCCTTATCCCAGCCCTATGCCGGGCCAGAACAAATACCCCAAAACAATCATTCACGCCACTGGCGAGGGATAAGTCATGCCAACTGAAACCAAGCTCACCCTCAAGCACCAGCGCGCCGAGCAAGTGAACCAAGCAATAAAGATCATCGCCGACCACGGCCGGCGCTTCTTCTACAGCCAGGCCAGTGGCCTCTATGCGTCAGTCGAAGTCGATGCTCGCGGCAAGGTCTGGTGGATCGATGACTACACCGGCAAGCGCATCTACACCCACCCCAACACATGGGGCAATAGATGGCGTGGCTTCAGCCATGGCGGAACACTGCGCGATCTGGTCGAGGCTTTCCGCGATTACATCTGCACGGGAAAACAACTGAGTCCTTTCTATCTCGGTCCTGAGCGACACCGCATCACCGACGGGAATATTTGGGGCTACTCAACGGAGGCCATGACGGCGGTGCGAGAGCAAGCCGGGACGTTGCCAGTTTTTCGTCAGTCTCAGCAGCAGGACACCGCATGAGAACCACCACACCCCGCATTCCCTGCCTGATGCTGCGGGAGGGTGGCGGCAAGAGTCTAGCGCGAAATGCGAGCAACAAATTCCTGAGCAGCGTCAATCGACGCAGACACATGCTGCGCACCGACCCACCGGTAGAGTGCATTGCCAAGCAGGCCGCTCTCGACCTTGCCCATCAACGCATTTAGATCAACGCCTGCAGCGTGAGCTTCGGTCAGCAGTGCTACAGCAGCCTGCTCTAGGGCAATTTCCCGATCTGTTGCCATTCCACTCTCCTTCAGTTCGGCCCCATGCCGTAACTGTCGAACCTACCCCACAACCACCTTTCACGCCACTGGCGAGGGATAAGTCATGCCAACAGTAAAAGAAAAGATCGCTCCAATAACCGTCCAGCGTGACGACCTTGGGCACTGGACACACCCGGCCTGGCCGCAGGATGGGGAGGAAAACGCAGTTTCGAAAGCCTGGTTCGATGAGCAAGGGATTGAGATTTTCCTTGTTGAATTTGAATACGACGCACCTCAAGAGTTGTTGGATTCCTACTTTGACGACGGTGCCCCTGATTGCTCCAAATGGACGCCGACCAAGCCGGAAGGTGATGGATGGTTCGTGTTCTCTATCCACGAAACCGAGGATGGCCCGGTGTGTGTTTGGGTTCACGAGAAGTCTGCCAAATGACTTTGCGCCCCACCTACTGCCGTACCTGGCGCAAGCCTGCCGACCAATGCCAGTGCCTGCGCTGCACACCGATCACCAACAAGTAACCCATTCCAACAAATGGATTAACCCACACTCCCCAGCCGCGCTGGGTGGAGAGAGATATGTCTGCAGCAGAAAAGGTTGAGGCGGCCGGCTTTGTCTTTGAAGGCAAGATGGCCGAAATCCTTGGCACCACACAGAAAGCACTGGAGCGACGTCGCCAGCGCGGCCTCATTCCAGAAGGGGTATGGCTCCTAGTACATGGCCGCATCATGTTCAGCATCGCGAGGTACAACGAATGGCTAGAAAGCCAATGGAGTGGCCTGCAGGCATCGAGCCCGTCGGCGATAAACTCCGGATACGGTTCACCTGGGCAGGTTCGCGTCGTTGCGAAACCCTCCCCTATCCGCAAACGCCAAAGGGTATTGCCGCGGCCGTCGCAATCCGTGATCAAGTAGCCCAGCTCAAGAAACTGAACCTGCTCAGCGAAGATAAGTACGCTGAGCTTTTCCCCAACTCCAGCTATGCCGTGGCGTCACTCAAGCCAACCTTTACTGAGTACGCCCAACTGTGGATCGACAGCCGGCAAATAGTCGATGCAACCCGCCGCAATTACTGCAGCATCCTCAACAACGTATGGGTACCGCACTTGGGCAGTAAGCGCATTGATATGATCAGTGCAGCCGATCTGCGCAAGGTGGCGGCTGCTATATCTTGGGCGTCACCGTCGCACCGCAAAAACAGCACGGTACTTCTCGCCAGCATCTTCCGCTCTGCAGTCGCTGACGAGTTGACCGGCCGCAACCCAGCCGCCTCGATTCCTCGATCAAAGGTGCCGCGTCGGCCGGTCGACCCATTCACGCGCGAAGAAGCCGACAGGATAATCGCCTGGCTGTACGCCAACCTAGCGGGGCCGCTCCGCATGTACGCTGCCTACTTTGAGTTTGCTTTCTACACTGGGCTGCGGCCCTGTGAGCAATTGGCGCTGAAGCGCTCAGAGGTTAAGGAGGTCGAGCGCCGCGCACATATCTGCCGCCTGGTGTCCGACGGCAACATCGAAGAACGGATTAAAACCAAGTACACGCGCGAGGTTCTGCTGAATGAGCGGGCACTTCACGCGCTTGGCGTGGCTAAGCAGCTGCACGACGGGGAGTTTGTTTTCGCGCCCGTCGACGGCAGCGGACCATACATACGCTCGGAGAACACACCCAAGCATTACTTTCAGCTGGCACTGGCCGCATTGAAAATTCGCGCACGGCGTCAGTACGATGCCCGCCACACTTATGCGACCATGTGTCTTATGGCGGGCATGAACCCTGCATTTATCGCCGGCCAGCTTGGCCATAGCGTTCAGATGCTTCTCACGACATATGCCAAGTGGCTTAGCTCTGCGTCAGATTGGACCGAGCTGAACAAGCTTTAA